CGACTGGGTTTCGGCGAAGATCGCCCTCGGCGGCGAAGCGACGCAAGTCATGTTCAGGGGGCCTGACAGCCCTATCTCCTGGCCGGAGGTCTTGGTCCTGCAGGCCCTCCACGGCGAGGCCAATGTCTTCGACGCTGACTTTGTCAGGTCGGAGCCCTCGAACATCCAGGAAGAAAAGAACCGGTTGCTGGGCATCTATGGCAAGGAGATCATCGATCGGTGCTATCCCGGCTCGAGGCCGGCCATGGAACTCCAGTGGCCCGGGCAGCGCGGCGAGGAAGCAGCCGTCCAGAAGCGCCCAGAGCGTCGCCCGCTGCCGACCGCCGCCGACGAGGCGGAGATCGACATGACGAGAGTGCAGAGGAGCGCCTGACGTGTCGCTCGGCGTTCCTCTCAGCGAATTAAGATACGCATTGCGAGCGGAGATCTACTCTTCGCTCTTGCCGGCGCACGGGCTGAGCTCCGTCGACATGCAGAACATCATCCTCGACCGGACCCAGCACGAGCTTTGGAACCTCTACCAGTGGCCCCACCTGGACTACCGGATCGACTTCACTGCCCCGGCTAACGGCGAATATATCCAGTACGACGCCACCATGCCGTTCAAAAACGTGCTCGGGCTTTGGTACAACGACAACCCAAGCTCGATGCAGCCCTGGGCGCCGCTCAGGTACGGGTTCGAGGACTGGATCAACGAGACGCTGCACTCCTACCCGCCGCAGCGCTGGCGTCACGTCGCCATCGTCAACCCCTCGACGGGGATCACCGACCCATTGGGCCGGGCGCAGTTGTGGCCTATCCCGAGCCGAACCGTCCATATGCGCTGGCATGGGCAAGCGCCGCCGACAGAGCTCAAGGTCGACACCGACCTCTGCACCATCGACTCGGAGGCGATCGTGCTCACCGCCGCCGCCGAGCTCCTAGGCGCGCAGAAGAGCGAGACGGCGACCCTGAAGGGCCAGAAGGCCCAGGCCTATATTCGGAGGCTGCTGTCACGCCAAGGGGCCAACAAGCGCGACATCAGCGCGTTAGGGCAGGGGCGCAGGATGCAGCCGACCTATAACCAGACGGCGACGCCCTGGATCGACTGGATCCCCTGAAATGCCCGCCTTCGTGATCCAGGACTTCAAGTCGGGCCTCGATTTAAGAAAAAGTTACGTCACGGCCCCCGCCGGTTCGCTGCGGGTGATGCGCAATTGCGTCATCACGGCCGGCGCGGAGATCGAGAAGCGCACGGTCTTTTTTCCATGGGGGACCTTCCCCGCCGGCAGCCTCGGCGTCATGTCCCGCAACGGCCTGATCTACACGGTGGTCAACGGCGCGTCCGGGATCACGGGTCAGACGGGGCCGCCCAATATCCCCGGCATCATCTCGATACCGTTCCCGAGCAGCATTACGATCGACCGGGTGGCGGACTGGGACCTGTTCAACGGGCAGTTCTATATCGTCCTGCACGGGACGAACGGCCTTTATTATCACTACTACAACCAGGTGCGCGTAACCGACGCCATGGCGACGAGCTCGGCGGTTCGCACCTACGGGTCGAAGATGTACGGGGTCGACGGCCGACTGCTCCGGTTCTCAAAAATTAACGACCCAACGATATGGACGCCGCCGACCGCGCCCGCGACCAACGACGGCTCAGGCTACATCGACCTCTCGGCGCAGGACTCAGACTCGACCAACCTGGTCGGGCTCGAGGTCTATTACAGCCAAGTGGCCATTTTCTCGACGCTTTCGACCCAGTTCTGGAAGCTCGACCCCGACCCGGCCCAAAACCAATTCCAGCAGCTCTTGCGCTCGACCGGGTTGATCGCCGCCAATTCGACCACCCAGTACGGCAATGGCGACGTCATGTACCTGTCCTCGCATGGCATCAGGTCCTTGCGGATCCAGAACATCTCGCTGACTGCGGGCACCACCGACTTGGGCACCCCGATCGACGAGGAGTTCCGGAACCTGATCATCCAGAACGGGACGGCATGGTTCGCCAAGGCCCGCTGCTTGATCCAGCCGCGCAGCGGCCGCCTGTTCGTGATCCTGCCCGACCGCATCTATGTCTTGAGCACGTTCCAGGAGCCAGCCATCACCGCCTGGTCGAAATTCGATGCGCCGTTCCAGTTCGTCGAGTCCTGCGTCGCCGACCCCTACGTGGTCCTGCGCGGCGACGACAATGTCGTTTACCTCTACGGCAGTGAGGTCGCATCGACCTTCGACTCGACCGAGGTCGAGGTGATCACCCCCGCGCTGGCCTGCGAGAGCCCCAGCAAGACCAAGCTGTTCCATTCCTTCGATGTCGGCTGCGAGGGGACCTGGACGATGTCGGCGGGATGCGACCCGGCCAATGAGGCTACGGAAGAGGACGTGGCGACCTTCACCGGACCCACCTATGCGATGACCACCATGACCATGCCGGAGCAGAGCACGCATATTAGCTTACGCTTCCGCTCGACTGACCCGACACGGGCCAGGCTCGGGCATATCGTGATCCAGTTCGACGACGGTGAGCAGAGTTGATCCAGGGTCTGACGCCGATCGGCCTCGAGTATGTGGTGGGCAATTTGCGCCCTTGCGACGCCGACGAGATCAGGGCCACCGTCTGGCAAGGCTCGGCCGCGTCGACGGCGCATCTGATCCTGACCATCCCCGGCCCGAAATGGGAAGCTCGCACGGATGAGGGCGAGCCGGCGGCGATCGGCGGCTTCGTGCCGATCTGGCCCGGCCTCGGGTCCGGGTGGATATGGGGCACCGACCGCTGGGACGAGGTGGTGATGGAAGTGACGAAGGCCCTGCGGCGGTCTATACTGCCTTCGCTTGACCGTCGCGGGCTGCACCGCCTCGAGGCCCGGCCCATGGCGGCCAATGTCGCCACCATCCGCTGGCTTGGGCTGGTGGGGTTCCGTATGGAGGCCGTCACTCCCCGATTCGGCCGCGGGGGCGAGGACTTCGCCCTATGTGCGCGGATTACGCCGGATGACCAAGCCCGACTACACTGATGACGGCAAGCTAAAGCTCCGCACCGGCAAGCCCGATGACGTGGCGGGGTTGATCGCCAGGTACGGCGAGGACCATTTCCATGAGGGCGGCTTCGACGCCTTCGCGACCATCGACCTCGAGCGCGCCACCCGCGAAATGACGCGGCTGGTGGGGCAGGACGATACGCCACTGATCATCGCCGAGGTCGCAGGGGAGCCGGTCGGGTGGGTCTCCTGGACGATGATGCATGTGTTTAGCGTGCAGCCGATCGCGGTCCTGTGGACGATCTACGTCGCCCCCGAGCATCGCAATAGCGCCGTTGGCCGAATGCTGGTGTGGTCCGCGATGGATATCGCCAAGCACGAAGGCGCGTGCGCTTTCTTCGCCACCGTCGCTCCGACCTCGCTTGGCGCAATGGCCCTCTGTCATCTCTTCCGCGCGTTTGGCTTTGAGCCGATGGGCGGCGCATTCTCGAAAGCGCTCTAATGGCAGGGTCAGCCCCCACCAATAGCCAGGCCGTGGACTTCGAGAAAGAACAGGCGGCGGAGGCGAAGCAGAAGGAAGCCGAACGGCAAGCGCGCCTGCAGCAGGGCCAGGCGGCGATCGACAAGATCTTCGACTTCTCGGCGGCGACGCCCGCGAGCACGGCGGCCTATGACTGGTCGAAATTCAAGCCCGAGGGGGATGCCGCTGCTTGGGGCGCTGACCCTCTCAGCGGAATTTCCAGCACGGCGACGATGGATACGGGCGTGCCCACCGGTTACACGATGGTGCAGGTTGCTCCGAAGGGTACGGGTGCGGGCGGCGCGGCAGTCCCGTACGATGATGCAGGCTTCGGCCCCCCCGCAGGGCAACCGACGAACAATGGCCTCGGCGGGAGCTATGTCCAGAGTACTGGCGGCTTCGGCCCGGCGGCGACTTTTGTCCCTGACAAAAAGGGAAGTGGTGGAGGCGCAGACGGAGGCTTGGTGTGGGCGCTCCAGGACGCCAACGGCAAGCTCTATTACCAGGGAGATCCGCTCTCCATCGACACCCCGGCCAAGGCCGAGGGCGGTTTCGGGCCGAGCTTCTACAACAAGTACAACCAGAAGATCCTCGACTACTATAACCCGCAGGAAACGAAGCAATATTCTGAGGCGGGGCGGGACCTGACCTATAACCTGGCGCGGGCCGGCTCCCTCAATTCGTCCGTCTCCGCCGACAAGCAAGGCGAGCTCGCCTACCAGGACGCGCTGGCGAAGGCGACGATCGTCAACAACGCCAACAAGCAGACAGGGGACCTGCAGACCCAGATCCAGTCCAACAAGGAGTCGCTGATCAACCAGCTCTATGCGACGGAGGACCCGACCCTGACCGCGAACCTCGCCCAGTCGAGCGCCAACGCCTCGCAGTTGAAGGATCCGACCCTGACGCCGCTGGCGGCCTTTATTACGCCGGCCGCCACCGCGGTCGGGTCGGCCATCCAGACCGCCACCAGTCCTTATGGGCTGTATCCCGGCGGGCAAGGCCAGCAGGGCAGCGTGCCGGCCCCGGCGGGCGGCGCGGCCGGTTCCTTCAAGCTCATTACTGGATAGAGCAATGTGTGACCCAATTTCAGCCATCGCTCTTGCCGGCAGCGCCATCTCCGCCGGCGTCAGCTACATGGGCCAGCAGGAAACGCTGTCGGCGCAGCAGCAGGCGAACGACGAGTGGGTGGCTGGGCAGAGGCAGGCCGCTCAGGAGGCGGCTGCCAAGGACGAGGCCAACCGGCAGAAGGCGAGCGCGGCCGAGCAAGCGACGCTGGCCAAGGTCAGCCCCGAGGCGCAGCAGGCCACCCAGCAGAAGGCGCAGACCGACCTCAACACGCAAATGCTGCAGGGCTCGCCGGCCGCCCAGGACTCCAACATCGCCCTGCTCGGCGGTGACGCGGGAGCGGACGCCGGGGTGCAGCAGGACATGGCGCAGCGGGTCACGGCTGCAGCGCGGGCGGCGCAGGGGCGCATCGCGGCGCTGGCGGGGATCAGTTCTTACGGCGGCGGCTACGGCGACATGGGCAGTATCGCCAACCAGAACATCGCCACCGGCAATGAAGCCATCAAGCTGGCAAGCGACATGCGCCAGGGCGACACCTCGACCCTCGCCGTCTCCCAGCGCATCCAGCCAGTGCAGTACGCGCAGGGCAGCAACTTGGCGGGAAGCCTTGCGGGCTCATTGGCAGGGATCGCAGGTAATGCCTTTGGCTCCAAGTTGAAGACGGGATAAGTACAGTGCCAGGCCTATACATCAACGACGGCGGGGAGACGGCGAGCGCCCTCGGCAAGGTCCTTGGCGGCATCGCGTCCAACTACGACCCGAAAACGATCGCTGAGGCGCAAGCCCTGCGCTACCGCACCGAAGGCGAGGACATCGCCAACCAGAAGGCGGCCGAGGCTCTGCAGGCGCTGCAGAATGCGACCAACCAGGGGCCGGCGGCGCTCGGGCAGGCGGGTGGCCTACCCGGGGCGGGAGGCGTGGCGGACACGGCAGCTTCCCTGGCAGTCCCTCCGCTGGTTGGGGCCTACCGTCACCCCGCAGGGACGGCTCTGACGAACAACCCCTTCGGCGCCCAGGTGCAGAACTGGATCCAGTCCGGTCAGGCGACGCCGGAGGCCTGGAAGGGCAGCATCCTGCCGGTAGGGCAGACGATGACCACTGGGCCGGGGACCGACTACAACACCCAGACTGAGATCGCCAAAGAGCGCCAGCTCCCAGTCACCATCACCGCCGGTCAAACGCGGATCCAGAACCCAGCAGCCGCTGCAGGCGGCTCGGGCGTGCTCCAGGGACCGTCGACCTACACCCAGACGGGCGAGCAAGCCGGCGCTGGCGCTGATGACGCCTTGGCGTCCAAGGATCTCGAGATAGGCGCAGCGGCCAAAACCGACCTTGGCCGAGCGGAGCTGATTGACCAGCTCTACAGCCGATTGGATGAACTCGGCGCAAACAACCCGGGGGCGGTTGCAAAGGACCTTGGCGTACAGGCGCTGTCGCAAAAACTTGGCGTCGATCTAAGCCGCTTCACCGATGCGGCAGGCGGCGTCGATATCGCAGCGATGAAGAATGAGATTCGCACCTTGGGCCTGGGGCTGACGGGGAGCTTGCGGACCACCCAAGGCGACCCGATGCCGAGGGGCTCGCTCGAGGCCATTCAGGCCATGGCGGCAGATCCAAACACGCCTCCGGCCCAGTTTCACCGCATGATCAGCGTCATCAAAAGCATCGCGCAGGGGCAGGCCGACAACTTCGACGCAGCGCTCGAGTTCAGGAAGAACCGTCCGAAGCTCGGAGAGCAAGCCGCGATCGACTACCATACCAAGCGGGGCCAGAACGCCGCCACGCAAGGCAACGCGATCGGCAAGCTAGGGCCATCGGATGATGGGGGAGGAGGCGGTAAACCAGTCTTTGTCCAAGTTCCTGATCAGGCGCACGGCGAGGCCCTTGGACCGAATACGTATTTCCAATTGCCTGACGGCAGCCGACACAAGAACCAATAAGTCATGGCCTCCATCCCTGTTGACGAGAACGGAAACCCGATCCAAGCGCCGGCCGTGGGCACGGGAGGCAAGTCGATCCCAGTTGACGAGAACGGCAAGCCGATCGCGGCGGGGCAGGGCTGGGGAGACTGGGCCTTGAGCAATGCGGAGGCTGGCGGCAAGCTTCTCGGACGCACCGGGGTGCGATTGGCGACGGGGCTTCCGAACCTGCTGGTCGGCGGCTCGTCTGCGATCGGCGCGGGGGCGGAAAAGCTCGGCGTTCCTTTAGTGCAGACGCCGGAGCTGGGGCCGCTCGACACTTTGTTGAACAAGCTCGGCATACCGGAGAATGCTGGCAATCTCTACGACAACGGTCAGCAACTCACAGGGCCCGGCGCTCCTGTCCGACCGCTGCCCAGCGAAGGGATCATCAATGCGGCCGGATTGCAGATAGACCCGCACGCTGGGACAGCGATGAAGGTAGCGGATTTCGCCCTGCCGTTTGTCGCTTCAGGAGGCCGCAGTGCGCTCGGCCGGATAGGCGAAGCGGAAGGCATTGCTAACAAGACGGCTGAAGGCGTCGGCTATCTTACCGGCGCGGGTCTTGACGCCGCAGGAACCTATGCGGGCTCCGAACTTGGCAACTACATTGGCGGCCCCTTTGGCGCATTCCTCGGCTCGCTAGTCGGCGGCGGCGTCCGCCCCGCGGTTCAGCGCGGCTTTGGCTACACCGGACGCAAGACGATCGGTTCGCCTGAAGGCGGCGACGTCTTCGATGCAATGACGAACCAGCAAGGGCCGAACACTCTGCCGACAATGGGACAGGTGTCCGGCGACACGGGCAAGCGACTCGAGAAGGGCGTCGGCTCCGTTCCGATATTCAATTGGGGCGTCAACGCCGCGCGTGACGCGGCTGAAGGGGGTATGGCCAGATCAGTCGCCGCCGGCATTGGCGAGGTTGGCGATCGACCGCCATCGTTTGCCCCAGTAAACCCTGATGTCACCGGCGCCCGCATCATCAATGCGGCGCAAGAGACAAACGCCAACTTGCAGGCGGCAAACGCCGCTCGGCAGGATGCGCTTCAGTCAGCGATCGAAGGCGGTGGTGGAGGAACGCCGAACGTCTCGCCGCTGGTGGCGGAAGTGAGCAAGCTGATCAATACGACGGCGTCTCCGATTGCGCGAACGCTACAACCCCGCCTCAATGACATCTATGCGGACATCAACAAGACCAGCCCAGTATCGCCAGATGGGACGCAGCCCTACCCGCCCACGCTCCCCTATGGGTTTGTGAAGGATCTGCGGTCGGATCTCGACGTGAGGAGCCAGGCTGCGGATCCGGTTCCTGGCCACTACATGGACGTCGCACGGCAACCCTACACCGACATCATGCGGACATCGGCTGAGACGGCTGGTCAGGGCGCTGAATTCGACGCCGCCAATGCCGCTTACGCCAAGCTCAAGCAGATCCAACAACCGTGGCTGGAGAAGCAGGGCGGCAACATCTCGGGCGAAGCGCCCGCAGCGCCAGCCCCGAGCACTATCGTCAGCCGCGCCGCCGGCATCACTGGACCAGCCCCTGGTTATCTGGCTGACATCAACACGCATCTGGGCGCGCCGGTAGCGCGCAACACCTTGGCGGATGTCTTGAGCCGAGAGGGCTTGAAGAGCGGTCGGTTTTCGCCGAGCGAGTGGGGCGCGGACTACGCGAATGTCAATGCGCCGACAAAGGCTTTCATCGCAGAACATGCGCCAGAGGCGACGCCCTATCTTGAGAACGCTGCGACTGGAGGCCGCGCCTTCGACATCCAGCCGGAGCGCCCAGGACTGAGCAAGTCGATCGGCTGGCTTGGCGCCCTTGCTGAAGCCGCATCCAAGGCTCCGCGCTCGCTTATGGCCCTTGGGGGCGGCTTGGAGACGCCATCAGTTATTAGGGCCTTGGCTGGACGCACCGACATCCCGGCGCTGATAGCGCAATATGCTCTAAGGCAGGGGGCGGCGCAGCGATGAGATCAGGGGCAATGACCTCAATGCCTGAGTTCGCTTTGAGGGCCATAGGGGTTGAAGCCAGCCGCACGAAGTTGCCATGGCGCATTGCCGTACTTTTCCTCGATCGCGCGCATCCTCGCCCGGTCTTCCATGGTCCTGTGGGGGTTGGCGCTCAGCGTGGCGAGCTCCGCGTCATCAGCCTCTCTCTCAGCCACCTTCTGACGGTAAAGCTTTGTTCCTTCGGCCTCTTCCAACGCCTTGAACGCGCGTTCGGTTTTATACGATTCCTCAGCCGCCTTTCGCACACGCCCGGCCTGCGTGTGAGGATAAATCAGGCCAATATAAACCCACATGACTGCGGCGAAGGCATAGCCTCCTCCGATGACCCAAGCGCCGGCATAGACCAACTGCGCTTCGCTAAAGGTGCTTGCCCAGTAAACCACGCCCCCGACAACGCCGAGCCAAATTGCGATATAGGCCAGCCCTGCGAGAAGCTCGCCGAGCGCCTTCCAGACGGTTCTTGGTATGCAGACAAGCAGGGCGCACAGGATCAAGAACAAAAGCAAATAGGTCACGTCAAGGCTCCAGGAAAAATTGCGGCATGGTTTAAGTGCGCCAACTCAGTTGGAATTACCCCAACATATACGTCTATAAGACCCCTTCCGCAAGACCCGGAGAGGCTGGGAGCCCGTCCATGCGGCGTGGGGTCCGCTCGGCAATGTGCGCCCAAGCGGTGCGTTACGTCAGACCGTATCCCTGCGCTGCCCGTTTCTCCGGTGGGCCAGTCCGTCCGTCGAACCTCTTGGTGGGTTCCTTATGTCTCTCCGTACAAGGCGCAGTTCTGGACGCCTCACGGCGCTCGGCTCGAAAGGGGTGAAGAAGCCCAGTCGTTTACACGCGGGAAGCGCCGCGTTTCGCTCTCAGGCAGTCACCACGCTCGATCAGCCATCAGGGGCTGGGCTGCCATCTTGCTCCTGTCAAAGAGAGGGCTTATTTCTCTGGACAGTGGTTCGACCGATGGCCTCGCATTGGTTGGTCGAATCCGGCCGCGTCGTCCGAGAAGCGACGCGGCCACCTTTTGTTCCCCATTTCGAATCATCGCGCAAGGGGGTGGGTGATGCCCCTCAATCCGATTTCGCGCGACCTGGCCATCCGCACCCTCCTGGGCGAGGCCGGCAATGAGCCGCCGGAGGGGCAGTTGGCGGTGGCCAACGTGATGAAGAACCGCACCCTGAGCGGGGCCTGGGGCGACCCTTACAGCGGCCATGGCCTGGCTGACGTCATCAAGGCGCCGAAACAATTCAGCCTATGGAACGAGGGCAACGCCGCCGGAGCGTTTGCAAGGTCCGTCTCGACCAGCGATCCGCGCTATCAGCGCGCCGGACAGATCATTGATGCGGTGTTCGACAACAAGGTCGGCGACAACACCAGCGGGGCGACGCACTATTACAACCCCTCGGCCGCCAATCCCGACTGGGGGGCCAACGGGACCAACGTGCGCCAGATCGGCGCGCATAGGTTCATGACCCTGCCCCTGAACGCCTCAAGCACGGCCGGCACGGTCGACATCCATGGAGCTCCGCCAGGCGCGGCTCCTGCGGGCGGGGGCGACGACTCGAAGGCCTTCCTGGCCAGCATCAGCTCTCATACTGACCGGGCAGGCGACACCGCCAACCTCAACCCGCAATTCGCGACCCGACTCGCCGCCGCCATCAAGCAGGCGCAGGCCGCGGGCCTCAACGTCAGCCTCGAGTCAGCGTTTCGAGAGCCGGGGCAATTGACCGGACAAGGCGATACGAGCTCGGCGGCGGGCTACGACGCGGGCGGCAATTCGTCGCACTCTTACGGCCTGGCGGTCGACATTCATGGCCTCGACGGCCCGAACGGCCCGATCACCCAACGGTGGGCGCAGATCGCCCAGGCCAACGGGCTCAACAACCCTTACGGCGTCGGCAACGCTAAGGAATTCAACCATTGGCAACTGCCCTCGGCCCCGCTCGAGCGCACGCCGCAGCTCCTGGCGTCGCTCAAGGCCGCCAAGGCGACCGGGGACTTCACCAACGTCTGGAACGCCTATTCCGGCGCTTCGCCGGAGAGCCAGGTTGCGACCCGGCAGAGCTACCCTCCAGTGGCCTCTGCAGGGGCGGCCCCCGCCCCAGCCCCAACGTCGCCCGCTGACGTGCCTGCGGCTGGGGCGCAGCCTGTGTCAGCCAAAGGGCCTGCAGGCACGTCAGCGGCCCTCCCTGGGGCTTCTGACGCCAATGCGAGGTATCAGGTCCTGCAGGGCATGACGGCGGGGGGAGGAGGCCAGGGGGGCAAGAACCCCTTCCTCTACACCGCGCTGAACCTCGCCCCCGGCGCTGGGTCGCCCCCTGCGGCTCCCGCGGCTCCCCAGGCGGCGCGGCCGGACTTGGCGCAGCGGGTGGCGCTCGATCAGACGCCGCAGCCTCCGACGCGGCCTGCGGATCTCGGAGTTCAGACGGCGGAGGGGGGATCCCCAGCGCCTGCAGTTCCACCGCCTCGGCCGATCGACTCCGACTTTACCCAGCCAAACAATGCCGCCGGCGGACTGAGCCCGGATACGGTGGACTTCCGTTTCGGGACCCCCGTGGTGCAGAACCAACCCCCAGCGTATGGCGCTCCGCCGAACGTGCTGGCGAGCATGCAGCGTCTTCTGCAGGGCCTGTTCCCAACCTAGAAGGATATGAGAGATGGCACTTGGTGGTGGACGAGGCGCAGCGCCGGCTACGGTCGGCGGGGGCGTGAAAACCCCGGCACAACAAAGCAAGATCGCCGGCAGGGGCAATGGTGGAGGATCCCCCTTTGCCAGCAGCGGCTCTTTGTCTTCCGGTGGCGGACAGCAAGGAAGCGATCGGCTGCAAGATGCGGGCTCGAGCCCGCTTGCCAGTCAGTTGGCGAGCACGGCCGTGCCGCCGGCCGCGGGGCCGGCTCCCAATATGCAGCAGGCCGCGCAGCAAGTCGCGCAGCGGTTCGCGCTGCCGACGATGACGCCGAATGGGGCAGACACTTCCGGGGGAACTTGGCAGGGCTTCCTGCCCCCAGGGCCAGGACGGGCGCAGGCGCAGCAGAATGCTCTGAACGAGCAAATGGCCAGTCCCATGCGTCAGCTCGCGCGGCAGGGGCAGGTGGTCCAGGCGCCAGCGCAAGGCTGGCAGCGACCCATCAACCAGGGGTTCAACTCCCTCTTTACGGCCGCGGCGGACGACCCGGTCGAACTCGCGCGGTTGCGGCAGCAGAAAAGCCAGGAGATGGAGCAGATTCAGACGCAGAAAAAGGTGGCGATGCTGCAGCAGCAAGCGGCGGGACAGACAGGGTACACGCCCGATGGGTCAGCCCCTCCCGCCGCTAACCCCTTTGCTGCTTGGAAAGACCCGATCCAGCAGCAGTTTCTTCAGGAAAGGCAGGCGTCGAGCACGCCGGGGATAGGAATAACAGACCCGGCGAGGTTGGCGCAGGCGCGGCAAGTTCGTCAAGGCGCGATAAGTCAGGCGAAACCGTGGGGATAGGATACTGACGTGGCCCCTCCGTATCGCCCGCAACCACCCCCGAGCCGAGGCTTCATGGACGAGCTTCCCGGTCAGCCCGCTCGAAGTGGCCGGCGGGCTCTATGGTGGCAGCAGTTGCAAGGGCAGCGTTTCGCCCAGGCAGGTTAGGGCCTCGTCAAACGCTCCAGAAAAAATTGCGGGGGTTCTTAATCTTTTCCCACAGCGATATTGTTATTTGATGAAGTGCGCGACGGTCAGGATGAGCGCGGCCTGGACTGCTGTCATGCCGAGCAAGATGGCGAGCGCCTTCAGCGTCTCGACATGGATCACCCGAGCGCTCCAACTTTGTCAGCCACGCGCAGAAGCATCCACAGGGCCGGCGCGCCGATGAGAATCAGCACGCCATAGATGCCCCCGACCATCCAGGTGAGGAGAACGAGTCGCGTCTCGATTTGCGCGAGCCGACTATCGTAGCCAGCGAGCTCCTCAGATGCCTTATCGGCCTTCTCTGACGAAGCGCCTGCTTCGATCAGTGCTTCGCGAAGTGCACCCAATTGCAGTGCCATTTTCAACCCAACTCCGTTGGCCGTTTCCTAACATATAGGTCACAGCGCGGGCGTGTTCAAACCTTGATTTCAGGGGAACAGCGGAGCGCGCGTCCGTTGTTCTCTGGAGGCCAGTTTCTGACTGGAACGTAACAAGAACGTGTAAAACAAGTGTAAACACCCGGTTCGTCTATGTTGATCTTCTTACCTAAATGTTTGATTTCGTTGGCTGGGGGAGCTGGATTCGAACCAACATCAGCGGAGTCAGAGTCCGCTGTTCGAGTCAACAAAATCAAAGACTTAGCTAAATTTGAGCTGTAAAACGTCGATTTGTGACCTCAATGAAGTCAATAGGTTGCGAGGCTTTTACAATCGGCCTTTTGCTTCGTTAGGCTGCCAATTTTTGGCCGATCCGCACGACGCGGTTAAAGAGCGGTCGCTCGGCGAGAATTGCGGCGGCCTCTGCATCTTCCGCAGCCTCGCGCGTCGGATAGTGATCCACGGTGATTACTGCGACTTCATCGACCCATGTCGACCGCTTGTTATGTTCGAGCCACCGGGTAGGCGTCGACCTCGTCACCCCCACGTACAGCAACTTTCCGTCAAAGCCATAGTGTCGATAAAGGTGCGTCAGGTCTGGATTTTTGGCCCGGTCTAACTGCAAACGATTGCCGACCTTGGGCGCTCCCGGTGGCGCTTTGTGCTCCGCCCGGTGAGATTTGGGCGTTGCTTTGGCGTGCGCCAGTTCCTGGTCGAATTCAGGCGTGCCAAATGCGGCCCGAATGCGTGGGCCGCCACGCCAGGCATAATAATAGACTTTGCCGTGCATCCTGACTTCGTGGACGCCCTTCGGTCTTTTAAATTGTTGCCGTTCACAGGTCATCGGCGAGCATTTCGACGTGGCGGGCGTACTGGGTTACTTCGCCGGCCACCCAGCCGCTGGTGAACATGTTGCCGTTCATCCAATCAGCATGTAGGCGCATCAGCTTGGCGAGGGCTCTGAACTGCGCCTTGGTGGTCTTGGCGTTCTGGTACTTGGCGATCAACACCTTGCGCTTGGCGTCGTGAGCGGCGAACGACGCTTTGGCCTTAACCTTGATCTCGTCCATCGGGTCTTCGGTCATTTCATTCTCCTTACAGGCAGGGTGACCACCTTTTCGACGTGCTTTTCGCCTGTCTCGAACGCTTCAAACTTGGCGATCGCCGAGCGCGCGACGCTCAAGTCGCGGAGCACGTAACCGTCGAGCGACGAGCGCGCCGTGCCGCTCTCCAAACCATGCCCGGTGATGCTGGCGATTTCGATCGTGGTGCAGCCGGCGCGGCCCATGCGTGAGGCTCCGGTGCCGCGCAGGTCGTGGAAGGTGACCCCTCCACTGCGAGAATTCGCGACGCCGGCCTTGTGGCAAGTCTTCGCCCACATGACCCGGAAGCCGTCCTCCGACCACGGGATGCCAGACTGGTTGACGAGCATAATTGGGCTCTTGCGCGGCGTCGCGTCGAGCCGCTCTTTAAGCGGCCCCGCCACTGGCACCGTGACCTGGGCTCCGGTCTTGTTCTGGGTGAGCTTGATGACGTCACCGTCGTAGGCGCTCCAGGGAAGCTCCAGGAGGTCACCCTGACGCTGCAGGGTCCAGAACCCCAGCTCGAGCGCGAGGCCAATCTCGGGGCTCGCGTGGGCGCGGAAAGCGGCCATCTGGGCGTCGGTCCAAACCTTGTCGCGGCGGTCGGTGGTGTAGAGCTTCTCGACGCCCTGATCGCGGCAAGGATTGGCCGGCAGCTTGCCGCGCTTCTTGCCCCAGTTCAGGACGATGTTGAAGAACACATAGGCATAGTCAGCCTGCCGCTTCGAGCGCTTGGCGAGGCCGTCGCGCCAGTCGAGGATCTCACCCCGGACTTGGTCGGGCGTGTCCGCGAGCGCCGCGCCGGGGAGGTCGCCAAATGTCTCGACGACAACCTTGGCAAGCTTTCGGTAGTCCTCCTGCGTGCGGGGAGCCCGTCGCAGGAAGTCTTCGCTGTCGAGGTATTTGTCGACCGTCTCGCCGATCGTGGCAAAGCGCGAAGCAGCCGCCTGGGGCGCGTGGGCGGCGGGGGTGCGGACCTCCCGGAGCCGTTTGACCTCGGCGTCGAACGCCGCCGTCCCTTGCGGGGCGTTGACGCGGGGGCCGCCCCGCCAAGCGTAGGCATATTTTCCGACGTAGTGGACGCCATCTCTATTTCGACTTCTCACGCTGTTTCGCCTTCCAAATCTCGTAGTCCGACGGCCCGGGGGGAACAGCGGACTTTTCCGTAAGAGTTGGAATATGGCCAACGGAGTTGGTTATTACAATGCTCCCTTCGGCATTAATTTCGACCTGGGAAACCTCGAGCCCGGCGGCCCTGGCGGCCCGCAGGGCGCGGGTCACATCGACCTGGCGGAACCTGGCAGGGCGAGGGCTCATCAGTCATCCAGAAAAAACATTTTCCCCGTGCCGCCGATCACCAGAAGTGAGCCGAGCCAGCCGCTGATCCAAGGGACAAGGATGGGCGCGTCATCGTTGCGGGTGGCGAGCGACACGGCCAGGAGCGCCATGCCGATGGCGATGACGACGACGCTGGTCATGCCTCCACCTCGCCCTGCGTTGGCGGGGGTGGAGGGGCGCAATTGCACTCTGGCCACAAGCAATGAGGGTCGGTCGGGTGACACGTCATATTGTGGGTATTCGATACCCTCTTCGGCGCATGTTCCAAGGATTTGAGCCGAAGGATTTCCTCCACCGGATCGTCAGTTGTATCCTGATAGCCCAAAGCCCCAAGAATGCGATCTAGGAGGGCGATGTCATCCCGGACTTCCCTCGGTAGCGCGGGGAAGTATGATCGGTCATAGGGTTCGTCGCTCATGGCTTGTCCTTGAGGGCGGCGCGAGCGCGGTCAACAAGGTCCATGGCGTTGTCGAAGTCTATCTGTTGCGCTGGATGGATCGTCCCGTCGTTCAACTCGTATCTATGCCTGAATTCGGCCTCCAGATCGTCGGCGCATTCCTTCAGCAACTCTCCCCGCTCGCGCCACGAGGCGACCACAGCATTGATCTCCACAAGCGTCAGCGGAAGACCCTCTTTGTGCCTTGCGATAATGTCCTCAAGCGGGAGCATGTGCGCCCCTGTCTTTCCAATGCACATCTGCGTGGCATGAATGGCAAAGCCATCTGACATCTAGCGGGCGCGTGTAGTCGTCGTGATGGCCCTGAATTGCCCTTGCGCCATGTCTGGGGCGGACGCCGGAACTGCCGCATTGCGAACAAAACTGTGGGACGGCAATTTCGCCGCGAACTATCGCGTCCCTAATGAGGCGCTTTGCCTTAGCCTTCTCAGGATATTTGGCAGCGTAATTGGCGGCGGCGCGTCTCACTCTGGCGGCCTCGGCCGGAGAGGCCGAAGACACCTTCCTCCGCGCCGACTTACGTTTCCGGTAGTCGTCTTGGGTGGCTCGGAAGTATGTTAGGCGACATTCCTTGCATTGCGGAGATGTTCCAAACGTCCCCGCAGCCTGACGGTAGAACGCGGTGAGAGGTTTCGGTACACCGCATCCAGCGCATTGCTTATTCGTCGCACCCTTGCTCAATCTACCCTGACGTGCGTCGCAAGCCAGATCGAAGATGCGTCGGCATGGACCGCACCTTGCGGGCCTTCGCTTCGGCTCAAAGAGCACCCCGCAATCTACGCACGGCTTCATAGAGTTTTCCTCGACGCTCGGCTCGGTCATGGGCGGCTATCCCTTAGATAGGGAAACCGTTCCTCTAGAATCTGCTCGGCTGGACGCTCCGGCGCGTCGATTTGCGCGCTTTGCTCGCCCATCCCAAGAGCATCGCGAAGAACATAAGCGCATTGGTGGCAAGGGCCGTTCCACAGGGCGCGGCCTTTCTCCAAATGCTGCAATGCCGTCGCCATTTGCGTCTCCAGTTCAGTCACGCGGGCGCGGAGCACAGCCTCAAGGTCCATCTGATCGGCCCTCCTCAGATCCTCCAGCGTGATCAGGGTGGGTCACCGCTCCAGTAGGACGGCGGCATCGGGCCGTCATCGACAGTCATGAGCGCCACGACGCCGAACAGAAGAACCACGACGACGCCCAGGATCGCCCCGCAAACTGTCGCGGTCATGGATGCATCATCACCACAACAACCGCCGTGATCATAAGCGCGGCGAGGAAGCTGGTGATCGTCGCCAGCACATAACCAACCGGGTCGTGGTCCATCGTGGCCTTTCGGGGCAGGGGAGGGAGCGGGGCTATGCGGTAGTCTCATTCCCTCCCCCTATTCGCCGTCGAGGAGACGCTCAGACGGCGAAACGCGGTACGCGACGCTTACGCCAACCAAGGACGCCGATGAGGCTGAAGCCAGCCAACATCATCGCCCAAGTCGAGGGCTCGGGAACCGCTGGCGAGTTGAACGGCGTGACCAGAAAGCGACGAGGATTGCGCCGTCGAGACCAGTTCCAGCGAGGTGGTGTGGCCGTGGGTCACCTGTTCGACCATGAACGCGGTGATGATCGAGCCCGCACCGACGCCAGCGAAGCTATTCGCGCCAACCATGAAGTTGCCGCCACTGAGGGTGAACGAATTGTCTAGCACGGTGGTCTGACCGGCCTGCGTGCCCGTGGTGATGTTGCCGACCCTGACCAGATACACGCTGTAGTCGAGCCCATCGAAGGTCGGATCTTCCAGCAACGTCGCGCCTGAGTAGGCTGAGAACGGATTGGGCGGCGATGCGCTTAAGCCGCCGAGGGCCGCCTTGACGTTCGCCTGTGCGACCAGGTCAGTGCCGGAAGCAAAGAAGCCTTCGGGAATGAGACTGCCGATGCCGGCGATCGGGTTACCGTTGAGGGTTCCCGAGAGCGTCGGCAGGACGGTTTCGTTCTCGTTGTCGGGGACGAGGAGCGCGAACCACAGCGTCCCGGTTTGGGGGGCCGGCGAGGACGAGACGCCAAAGCCGGAAAGGCCGCTACCGCCCACCGTCCCGATGGTCACTCCGCCGAATGAACTGCACCCGGTCGAGTAGCACATGTGTAGCGGGTCAAGCAGCGGATCGGTGGCCACTTGTGCATAGGCGGGGGCGGCAAGCGCACATAACGACGCCGCCAAGAGAAGCCTTTTCATTTTTATTGTTCCTTTGTTGTGAAATGTCGGGGGAGGGCACGCGACAGTCGTTCCGGCCCTCCCCTTTCATTCGCTATCTTCGAGGGGTCTCAGACAGCGAACCTCGGGGTCTTGATACGCTTACGCAGACCCAAGAGGCCTAAAAGAGCGAACCCGCCGCCCATCATCACCCACGTCGACGGCTCTGGAACCGCATTGACCGCGTTCATCGAGATACTTTGCACACCGACAAACGCATGCGGCTGGAGGGTCAGTTGCAGGCCTTCAGCCATCCCGTAGAGGCCGGTCACGGAGAACGGCACGTCCGGGCTATTAGCCGAGAAACTAAACGGCCCAGTCAGCAGCCCGCTGTCGAACGTCCCGCCGATCTGGGTGCCGATCACCGGACCCGTGTTCACGCCGTTCAGCGCGTTGGTCGTGGACACGAAGAACTGCCCGGTCAGCTCTGCCTGTCCCGTGCCGATGAGGATCGTCGCCGACGCATTGAAGAAATTGTCGGGGCCGAGGAACCCGTTCGTCCCAGCAAGAATGTCCAGAGTCTGAACCGTCCCGGTGGTGTTGGTTATGAACAGGTTGCTCTCGGTCATGCTGGGACCGGGCACGGTGTCCCGCGAAACGCCGCTGGTCGAGATTGTAATTCCGCCAAGGCTCGATCCGGAAATGACTGCCGAACCGGTGCCAGTGGCGGTCACTGCGCCGCCGGGGTTGGCGTTGTTCCATAGCGTTAGCGCCGAGTCGGCGGCCATCGCTGGGCTCATCCCGACAGCCCCCAGCAAAGCCGTTGTCAAAAGAAGTCTTCTCATTTGCGTCACCCTTTCGTTCATGGCCGATGGAGTCGGCTCGCTCATTGGAAGCTGGCATCGCTGTCGGACCCGCCGTCAGGCCCAGCCATGCCACGCAGCAATTCGTAGACTTGGCGGGTAATCGTCGCGTCGGAGCGACTGCAGACGCGGCGGCCAAGCCGCATGCGGTGGCGCGAGACAGTTTCGATCGCGTCCGCCAGCGCCCCATCGAGCAACCGCTGGCGCTCTTCCTCGGTCGGCTCAAGGCGCTTGAGCTGCGGCGCGGCGAGCGCAGCGGCGACCGCCTGGAGGCCCATCTCCTCGACCTCCTCCAGCGCCTCGATATTGGCGTTGCGCATCGCCTCGCGCAGGCTCGGCCTCTCGTTCATCGGTTGTCTCCCAGCATCGCCTTGAGCGTCTTGATCGCCTTTGCCCGCTCGGCGTCCTCGTCGATTGACGCAGGCGGCGCAGGGCGGCCTTCCTTGGGCGCGGGGGCTACTTCCGCCCGCAACTGCATCGATGGCCGTAGGCGGGCTTCCTGGGCCAGCCTGCTGGCGCATTTGGGCTGCGGCCACGGGTATGCCCAATGGCTGAACCGATGACATGCCTGCGCCGGGCCGGCGCCTAGGGCCATGAGCAGCGCGGCGGTGACCAGTGTCCTCATCGGAACCGCCTCATTATTTCCGGCATGCCCGCAGCGACCCGCAGCTGCGGTTTCTCTTTCTTCTTCGGCCCTGCGATCTCCGCCTTGCCGGGACGCTCGAGGCCAGCATGCCTGGCTGCGACGCTCCGCACTTTGGCGCGCACTGAAGCTTCGTCGGATGTCTTGGCCCTATGCTCGTCGCTGAGGATCCACTGCAGATTGACTTCCGCATGCATTCCGCCATCGGCGATCGGAATCTTATGATCGAGATGCTTCTCGTTGCCGGGCACGAACTTGTGGCCGGTAATGGCGCACCGGCCGCCCTGCTTCTGGAGGATGCGCAGTTGAACCTGCAACGGGATTTTTGCGTCGTCGGTCGTGCCGACCCAGGGCGGGATCTTTCTCATGCCGCCTCCGGCAGCATTGGCGCGCGGTCTAAATCATCCAACCATGCCAACAGCCTTGGTGTATTTGTGTTCGGGCCAAATCTCAGAAACGTCCCGTCTGCGGTATCGCAGCCGATCGCCGTAGCGGCGCGCAACCTATCCAGCGAATTGACCCGCCCCATGTGGACGCTCTTTCCGCGCCTCTTGGCCGCATGGGCAGCCTCTCGACCGGCGCGGAACTTGAAGGCGGTCGAGCCTCCAATAAAAAGCACATCCAGCTCATCCCAAGGGGTCGACTGATCCTCCCATCCATCCTGGGCACAGAAGGCGGCCCGATAGCCCGCGTCACGAATGCGCCGCAGCATTGGGCCTGACCGCTTAATCGTCGCCACATGATTCCCAACGATGTCAGGAGCGGGGGCGAACAAAGCTGCGCGAGGGAGGCCGTCGAGAAACCGCAAATAGTGGTCGTCCGAATACCCTCTCGGATTGCTGAAGCAACCATTGTCGGCCGCGAACGCGCACCCCTCCGGGGCGGCCTGACGAAGGTCCGGGGTAATCAAGAAGCCGAGCCGCGGATGCCGCATCGCGCCGATATGACCGCTGAGATAGATCATGCGGTCACCCGCCGCGCCGAGAGGCCGCCCCAGACGACGAGCGCCGCAACGAGCTTGCTGGCGATTTGGGCGCCTAGCGCCAGCGGCGAAAGCGCCCCGATGATGGAAAGGAAAACGACGCTATCTGCAGGCGCGCTCAAACCGCAACTCAGCAGTACCCGATCCGCCAATGGGCGCTTGGTGACAGTGAACACAAGCCAATCGACGCTTTCGGACACAGCAAACGCCGCGGCGCTTGCCAGTGCGACAAACGGCGACGCAAGTAGGTAGGAAAGCGCAAGGCCGACCGCCATCGGAACGACGACCCAATGGCCAATTGCGCGCTGACAGAAGTCTCGGGTGACGAAGATTGATCCGACCGCGATCGACCATAGCCAATTCAAGTCTGGTCGCCATGCAAAAGCGACATTGATGGCGAGGACGGAGAGGACATAAATGAGTGGCCAGAATAGTTTTTGCTTCATGCGGCCGCCTCGCTGTCCCGGAATGTGACGCCGTGCTCGGCCGCGAAGGCCGCGATCAGATCCAGCAGCAGGCCCATTTCCTCCTTCGACATGTCGGAGGTCCGCATGCCGAGAGGGACGTAGGTCCCCGGGTCTATCCCTGGCACGACGCGCGCCTTGCGCAGCGACGCGCTGAAGACATCTTTCCAATCCTCGGCGCTGAGCTTCTGCCCGTACCAGTCGACCTGCTGGGCGATTTCCGTCAGTCGCGCCCAGAGCAGGGAATTCTGGTCGAGGGTTCTGCGCGGGGCCTTGAACTCAATGCGGGTTCCTGCCGGGGCGGAGGCGACCCAGTTGACCGCCTTTGCGCGATCAGCATCGCGACGAAGGACCAGGAGGGCGCGGGTCATGCGACGAACTCCGCCGGTGGCCGCGGGATTTCCCGACCGTCGTTCGGCCTCCACAAGTGCAGGCAATATGAGTGGATGCTGATGTGGTCTTTGGGCGGCAAATGCAATTGCATCGCCGTCTCATCGTCACGAAAAAACGTTCGCTTGACCAACTCCATTTCGCGCCAGTTGGGAGTGCGGTTGGGAAGGCTGATCGACACATGGTCCCAACCGCCGTCAGACGAGGCTATGCACTTGAGCGTCACGCCGGTCGCTGGCGATGGCGTCTCAAACACGCCGCAAGTTTCATCGCCAAACGAGCCGTAAAGCGCAAAGACATCGTCGGTGCGGACTCGGTAGCCATTCAGCGCGTCGAGGTTCTTCACGCCGCCTCCACCGGATAGCGCGCGTCGAGGGCCTTCAGCTTGTCCTCGAGTTCGGCGAGAAAGGCGCGGGCTTCGTCTTCCATGCTGGCGATGATGGCCTCGTCGCGCGTCACCCGTTTGACGAAGAACTGCAGGCGGGGTTCGCGAAACCGTGGATCGACGCTGCAGAAATCCCACCACGCGCGCCCTGTGCACGCCATCGACCAATGGATTTGTGGCAGATGCTCCTCGGGGACGGCATCGTTGAGCAGCGTCTTCAAATGCGTTGCGCTGGTGGGTGCCTTGATCTCGACGCCGCCGTCATCGCCTACCAGCGCATCTGGCGACGCGTGAGCGTTAGGAATCGTCGGGTGCGGAACGAGGCCGACCTCGACCACCGGAAGATTGGTGAGGAAGCCATAGGTCGTCCGCGCCTCGGCTTCGTGATCGACGCCCCACTGCCTGGCGTTGACCTGCCTCGCAGGGATGCCGGTGAGCCTCTCAGCTGCGATCTCGTACATGAGATCCTCGGCGATCTTGGCCCGCTCGCCCTTCTTGAGGCGGGAGATAGCGTCGCGGATCTTTGACGCCCCGAGCGAGCCAGCCCGTCTAAGCAGCCATTCCGGGGAGCGCTGGACAAGCTCGGCGTCGTTCATGGCGGCGCTATCCCCATGCGGCGCTTCTTCTCGTTGAGCAGGACGAGAGCCCGCTGATAGTGCTTGACGCTCATGTCGCTGAAGGTGCTCACGCCCAGCGTGTCGAAGAAGATTTCGAGATTGCTCTTGGTTTCGGTGAGGAGTTCCTGGACCTGGGCGAGCTGGCGGGTGTCGATCGGGATGTCGTCTTCGTCGTCCTCCTTGCCTTTGCCGGAAGCCGCGTTGCCGTCGTCGTCGTCATTTTCGCCAGCGATGCCGGTCAGCGCGAACAACGTGTAGCGGCGAGCGTAGGTGAGGGCCGAGCCGATCACCTGGGGTGGAGAAGGAAGCTTAACCACTGGCCATTCAGAGCCGATCCACTGCCCGGAGGCATGGGCGAGCGCAGTGCGAAGCATCAGCACATCAGCCTCCATGCGGGTCGTTTGCACGATGGCGATGGCGTTGGCGCTCAATGCCGTACGGACGGCCTTCAGCCCGGCGGACAAGTCCGCGTACGACGATTTGAAATGAGGATTGGTCGCCGTCTTGCCAGGGTTCGCCATCTGCCCTTGCGCCTTGGCGAGCGCGGCGCTGATGGCGTCGATCCTGTCGGAGCATTGCTCAAAGCCCCGCGGCGGATCGGTCGCCCCGGCGGACGACAATTGCGGCAGTCCATCCGCCGGGACTAGCGGGGCCGGATCGGGGGAAACGGCCGTCGCGTCTGAATAATGGGGGTCAGTCATTGAAGCGCCTCCAGGCAGTCGGCGCAGACAGGGCCGCCCATAGGGGTGAGGCTTTCGGCGTGCTCGCATCCGCAGATCTGGCAGTTGAGGCCTTCTCCGTCGCAGATCTCGCACTTGCCGAGGAAGATGAGCGCCTGGCGGTCGCGGCGCATGAGGACCGCGTCCCCATCGACGCAAAAATGGCTCAGGATCTCAGCGGTGGGGGGCGGGCGGCCGGTCACTGGGCCGCCTCGTCGGCGGCGGGGGCGGGGACGACCGCATGAGCCTCGAGCAGGTCGCCGACGGCTTCGGGCTCAACCTCGGCCTCGAACCAGTCGCGCGCCGCCTCGAAGCTGGGCCGCGGCAGGCCGCGCCGCGTCATCACGGCGTCCAGCGCCTCCCAAAAGAGGCGGAAGCGGGTTAGGCGGGAGCGAGGTTCTTGCTTCATGATGAAGCCTCAGCGGACTGCCAACGGAAGGCGCGGTCGGACATGTCGTCGGCAATAGTCGACGCCACTTTGGCCGCCGCTGCGGGCGTCAGATGGCCGCTCCACTCGAAGCGAACGAGACTTGGGCGGGACACCCTCTGTGGGGGAGCGCCGAGACGCTCTAGCGCGGTGGGGCCGGTATCAACCCCTAAGGACCGCCCAATTTCGCAAACCCTTTGTTCGTTGGCGTGGCTCGGCAAATTCTTGCCATTGAGCCATTTGGAGAGCACCGGCTGCGATGCGCCAATTTCAGCGGCAAGCCTTTTTTGCGTCCAACTGGTGCGGTCGAGGATCGCCTGAATTTGATTTGCGAATGTCATGACGTAACTTCACCATAAGTGAAATTACAATGCAAGCAGAAAAATCACTGAACGTGAGATTTTTTCCACTACCGCGTCGTGGGGCTAGCCGTCCGTGCCGGTTTTGGTGATCGTCTTCGCAATTTCAACGATTTGCTTTTTCTGGCCGGGCTTTGCCTGATCCCAAAGGGACCATATAGCTTCGCCGTCCTTGGGATTGCGGATCAACAAAGACGCCGCGTCGGTCTGGAGCGCCTCAGCAATTCGCTCCAGCGTCTCCTGCGTATAACCGCGCAATCCACGCTCCAACATGGATAGGTTGCTCGGGGCCATATCATCAAGGCGCGACGAGAGCTGCTCCAATGTCAGGTCTCGGTGTTTTCGCCATTGGCGGATGAAGGTCACTCGGTGCTGTTTTTCGCCCATGCTTGGAATTCTTTCGCACCGGCGAAGAGCATTCCATGAGCCTTGAGTGAAGAAATCACTTGCGGTGACTTTCACTTTGTGAGAAATTTGAGACATGACCGACGTTCATCCGCTTCGGACGTGGAGAAAAGGCCACTCGATGAGCCAAGCCACTTTGGCGAAAGAGATCGGGGTCGTTCCCACCCACATTTGCCAAATAGAACGCCGCACGCGGCTTCCGTCGCTTGCTTTGGGTGCGCGACTAGCCTCGCGCACAGGGATTCCGCTCGTCGATTTCCTGCCTCCTGCCGATGTCGCCGCGTGACCTCCTGAAGCCAAGTGCAATTCGCACATTAGGCGTCCAATGGAACCTTACACCGAAGATGTCAAGTTAATTCGGAAGTCGTTGAACATGACGCAGGCTGAACTGTCCGAACGCCTTGGCATCGACAGGTCAAGCTTGGCTCACATGGAGAATGGTCGGAAGGTTCCTCGACCCGTTGAGCTCCTTCTCGCCGCGCTTGTGAACAGCCAACGTAAAGAGGTGGCCGCGTGACCCCGCGCGAGAACCTCATCGCTGCCCGCACGGAGGCGGGCCTGTCCAGGATCGCTCTTGCCCGACTGCTTGGCGTCAACCGCACCCACGTCCACCATGTCGAGGTGGGCCGCCGCAATCCCTCGGTCGCCCTCATGCGGCGCTGGGCGGTGGCTCTCCAGCCCAGTGCGCCGATCTGGTCCGCAGAGGACATCGAGCGCGTTAGCCTGCAGCTCAAGCCCGTCGCCACCAAGACGAGGCGCGCGGCATGAGTGTCTTCGCCGACCTGCCACAAAAGCATTTTGGCGCGATCCTCGCCGACCCGCCGTGGCAGTTCAACTGCTGGGCCGATTCCGATAAGGCGCACGGGACTGCTAACTCCCATTATTTAACTATGAACACGAATGAAATAGCCAAATTAGCGGTAGTGGAATTAGCCGCTCCCGATTGCGCGCTGTTCCTATGGGTTTGTTGGCCAAACCTCCTCGAAAGCCTGCGTGTAATCGAACATTGGGGCTTTCAATACAAGACCTGCGCGTTCTGTTGGACAAAGGGAAACGCTCAACAACTTGAGATGTTTCAAGACCATCACGATACCTATATGGGGTTAGGTTACTGGACGCGCGCTAATTCCGAAGTTTGTCTCCTCGCCACTAGAGGTAAGCCGAAGCGGCTCAATGCCGATGTACGACAGGCCATTATTGCGCCGCGTCGGGAGCACAGCCGTAAGCCTGATGGCGTCCACAAACGCATTGAGCGCCTTGTCGTTGGCCCATACCTAGAACTTTTCGCCCGTCAGTCCCGTCCCGGCTGGGCCTCGTGGGGCAACGAGGCGACCAAGTTTGACGGAGCGGCGGCATGAGCCAGCCGGCGCTGCAACTTCCCCCGGTCGAGCGCCGGCGTGACGGCAATGCTGAGGCGCGGCGGCAAGCGGCGATCGTCGAATATGTCCGCTGGGTTGCGCCGCACATCATCATCTGGGCGGTCCCGAACGGCGGCTTGCGGACCAAGAGCGAGGCGGCGCGGCTCAAGTGGACCGGGGTGCTCGCCGGCGTGCCCGATTTGACGCTGGTACTGCCGAACTGGCGATGCGCGTTCTGGGAAACCAAGACGCTGCGGGGGCGGCTCTCCAGCGACCAGCTCGCCATCCGGGCCAAGCTCGAGCGGCTCGGCCACTGTTGGGCGGTGGTGCGCGACATCGATGACGCGCGGCGCGGGCTTGCCGAACTCGGGGTCGCAACATGCGAGGCATTTGCTTGACGATGCAAGACCCTATCACCGCCCTGATGGAGAGCGAGGGCCTGACCTTTCCCGAGGCGGTCGAGCGGCTGGCGCGTGCGGGAGGCCTTCGCATGAAGGCGCCAAGAGACAGAAGTCCACGCGCCCGAGAGGTGAGCCGCTTGACAGAGGCGGACCTCAGGATTGTCGAGGTTCAACGTAAGGCCATCGACGAAAGACGCCAGCGACTTGAGGCGGATTTGCGCGCCATCGAGGTGGCCGCGTTTGGGCATGCTTCCCGAATTATGGACTTTGAAATCGATCCGATCTGATGAGCCTCGTGGCCGCCATACGCGACATGCTCGCCAAGGGCTTGTCCCTTGAACAGGCGCTAGCGACGGCTGAGCTCATTGAGGACCGCGAGGAAGCGCGCTTGGCTCGGAAAAAGGCCAAGGCGGCGGCGGAAGCTGAGAAAGAAAAGGTCCGCAAGCGCGACATGAACGCCGCGCGCCAAGCTCGCTATCGAGAGCGCCACCCCGACCTTGTGGCTCAGCGTAACGCCGCGAGACGCCGCGAGACGAACGTAATCGTTACTCGCGTTACTCCCCTCAAGCAAAAAGAACCCTCTCCCCCCACACCCCCCTTACTAGAAAAACTCAACTCCCTTCCAGACTCAGCTAAAGCTGAGTCTAGTCCTCGCGCTGCAAAACAAAATGATTTCAATGAGTTGCTAGACTGGTTCGAAGCCCAGTGGAACGGCATGGCTGCGGCCTGCGGGCTCCCCAAGATCCAAGCGATGACCGACACTCGGATCAGCCACATCCGCCGCCGCGCCGACGACCTGGTCAAGGCGCTGCGCTTCCCTGATCCGCAAAGCGGTTTCACCGAAACCTTCAACCGCATCCGCGGATCGCCGTGGCTGCGTGGGGCCAACGGACGGGCGTGGAAGGCCGACGTCGATTGGATGCTCACCGAAAGCAATTTCCTGCAAATCCACGAAGGCAAATATGCGCGGGACCAAAGACCAGAACACAACCGCCGCTAGCGTCATCCCAATTGGCGCGCACGCCAGCGTTGCGCCAGCTAGCTACTACGAACTCGCCAAGCAGCACCTGCGGGCCAATGGCGGGAAGGGCGTCGTGGTGAAGGAGCGCGAGGCGCCGGAGCAATGGCGCGCCTGGTTAGCCTATTTCGCCTACCTCGACGGGCAAACCGTCCCGCGCGGCAAGAAGGCCGTGACGTTCCAATCGCTGACCAACGGGGCGACCGTTCCGTCCGAATGGCCGCTTGAGTTCGACCTGAGCGCGCCGCCAGCCCCAGTCCGAGCGCCGCCCTCGCCGCCCATCTCGTCCGAGCGCCGCAAGCAGCTCGCCGACATGTTGCGCGGGATTGTCGCCGACATCCAACTGCGGGAGGGCCGAGCGCCAACGTGGCGCAACATGACGGCGGCGCAGGCCGAGGGCCGGCTTGAGAAGCTCGCGGACGAGTACACTCGCATCCCGCCCACGGTCAGCACGCAGGTCATGGAAAAATACCTCACCGACGCGCGCGGGGAGCCTATCGAGTTTGACGAAACCGCGCGTCTTGACAATTGTGTTGACGAGAAGCCGCTAATCTTCTAACTTAGGCGAGAGACATAAGGGCCTCAAAATGCCGCGCATTGTTCGCATGAAGCCGTTTCACCCGCGCTACGATTTCAACACCCTCAAGCATGGCGATGCGATTGAGGTTGCGTCGAAGGCCAGCGCGCGCGAGATGTTCCGGCGATGGCGTCGCAAAACCGGCAGTTGCGCGCGGCTCGTGTCCGCCATTGAATCTCCCAACCGGCTCTATTTCCTGGACAAAGGCCCCATTATCCACAGGGGCAGCGAGCCCCTTCGACGCGATGTCGCCTGATGGCCGACAACCTCGAATGCTTCACCCGCGCGACCTGGAGAGCAGGAAAGCGTCACCCATGGTGCAAGCGCACGAAGCCTTACGGCGGCCGCATGCAAGCTCCCGCGGCCCTCCTGGAGGCCAGCAAGGCCACCAGGTTTGGGACAGGCATCCATAGGATCTGCTCCGCAACCACAAGGGCAGGCCACCCTTGCGGCAACATCGCCCTCAGCGGCATGAAAGCCTGCGGATATCATGGAGGCTACGGCCAATGGGCCAGACAGGGAAAGCTCATCCAAACGGGAAAAGCAAAGGCAAACAAAGCCGCAAAAGCCCTCAACCCAAAACCCCACATCACAAACCCAGAACTCATAGCTATCCATCAATACCAACAAGCTTCACCATGGGACCGGATCCGGCTCGCCAAAGCTTGGCAAACCCCAGCCTGGCCACACCTCATCCAAACCCTGAAACAGCGCGCTACCGTGGCTTGAGACTGAAGGCAGAGACCGCGTTAGAACAACTACTTAGCGAGGTTTCCGTACCTTCTAATGTAAGAGCAGCGGCCGCCCGCACCCTGCTCGAGCTGGTAGGCGCGATCGGCGCTAAGGCCCCAAAACATGAGGCGGAACAAGGGCTTGACGATAACGGCCTCGAGCCTGAGAGCCTGAGCCTGGCGGACATAGACCGGGAACTGAGGCGGCTCAGCTAGTTGGTACATCCGTTGGTACATCTCGGGCCATCGATGATGCAGAGCCTGCAATATCAATAGCTTATCACCTCAATGTGAGTGCTGCCCAGGGCACCTCATCGCTGGCTGACGGGCTCAATTACCCCTCCGGCCCCTCCGCCTGGGGCGCTCCAGCCAGTGCCATGCCCCCACCCAAAAATTTTGCCCTGCGTGGGGAATTGACGTCTGCGAAGACTTACGCTCTAACGTTAGTAAGACATGGAGAGACTAACGTGGCATTTTGCGGGGAATGCGGGCGTTTTCATATGCCCATGGAGGTTTGTGGGAAGGATACGTTGGAGGGACTGTCGCATACGTTGCGGCAGGTGAGGGATCGGCTGAAGGGGGGTGAGGTTGGGGCGACGAAGGCTTCTGGCTTTGATCGGGTAGCGTACCAGAGGGCGTACATGCGGGGTTGGCGGGAGCGTCGGAAGGGGTTGAAGGGGAAGGTCTGATGGGTGACGGGGATAAGGTTGGGTTAGGACTTGATCCTCGGGAGTATGTAGCGCCTGAGCCGCCTGTTCCGGCTGGGCCGCGGCGGGTAGGTTGGCGGGCTAAGATTGGGGCGGTGCGGCCTTGGGAGGCTGAGGGGGTATCGCGTGGGGAGTGGTATCGGCGTCGGGGTTTGTTGAAGTCTTCTTCGAAAGCCTCTTAACCTTGAAGGGGTGGGGGAAAGGCGGTAGGCTGGTTGACTTGCCGTAGGCCGCCTCGGCAGCGGGTTGAGCTGGGTATAGCTCCCCATGGGCTCCTTTCAGCGGCCGGTTCGGGTTTACGACTTCACATCGTTTTCGCGTTCGCGTCCTTCCCAGCAACTTCCTGGCGATCGGTTGGATGCGCAATTTGCGGCGCATGCGGATGCTATTCAGGAGTTGCAGGGGGCATTGGGGCGGCCGGTTGGGGTGGAGAGGTTGGATCCGCAGGTGATGGCGGGCCTGTCGGCGGAGCTGGTTTCGAGGTTTCAGGCGAGGTTTGAGGAGTTTGCGTTAGCGGCAGCGACGGCTGCTGAGGCTGCGCGAGCGGCTCAGGATGCGGCGGAGGCCGCCAGGGTTGCGAGCTTACGGGCGGTGTCGGAGGTGGCGGCGCGGTTGCCGCTGGTCGAGGGGGCGGGGAAGGAGCTTAAGGAGCGGGTTGAGGAGAGGCTAGGGGAACTCGAGGCTGCGGCGCGCGATGCGGCGCAGGGGGGGGATTTAGAGGCGCAGACGCCGGCTTTGTATGTTGGGGCTGGCGGGCCGTATGCGACCGATGTCGCGGGAGCGACGGCGACCTCGGCCGACTATGCCCAGGTCAGCATTGACTGGGCGGAGTTCATGGACGGGAATGCGACCATCCCGCCGAACATTCTCGCCATCAATGCCATCTCCGGGGATCATTGGTCGAGCCGGTGGTGGGCGAATCGTTCGGCGAATGCTTTTGGCATGCTGGCGTGGTGGTACATGGGCGCTTGGCCCGGGATGCCGCCGTCGACGCCCCTGTCGCCCACGGGGCAGCCGATCCCGGCGGGAGCGATGTTTTTCAACACCACCACCGGGACCATGATGGTGTGGAACGGTTCGACGTGGGTGAATGCGTCCGCGCCGCAGAAGGGGGTCACGGCCTCTTTATATTATGCGGCGACCGGGGGGCAGACGGCTTTCCCGTTGAGTGTGGTTGATAGGCACGGGAACACTTTCGCTTTCTCGGCCACGGTCCCGGAGGGGGTCGAGGTTTTCATCGATGGGGCGGGGAGGCTCGAGCCGCAATTCGACTACACGGTCAGTTATCCCTCCTCGACCGTGACCTTGGTTGCGGGAGCCCCGGCGGGCGCGATCGTCACCATCGACGTTCTGGTCCCTGCCTTGGCGCTCACGCCTTCGGGGAGCGCCAACACCCTCATCCTGAATGCGATCGTCCCTGACGGGACCACGACGGTTTTCTCCGGCCTGACCATTGCCGCCACCGGCGCGCTGGTGAGCGCCGCGAAGTCGGAGGAACTGTTTGTTTCTGTCGATGGGGTCCCGCAGCAGCCTGGGGCCGCCTATACCGCGTCGGGTTCGAGCATTACCTTTGCGGAGGCCCCGGGGGCGAAGGCCAATGTCTATATGGTCTGGTACGGGCCGCCGGTCCTGGCGGGTTCCGGCGGCGGTGGGATCCCCGAAGCTCCCAACGACGGGCAATATTACACCAGGCACAGTCTGGCGTGGGCGGTCGGTCCTGGCGGCCTGACGGACGCGACGGTCGACGGCACGCTTTACGGGCGCAAGAGCGGCTCCTGGCAGCACGTCACCCACAATGACCTCACCGACTGGGCGGCGACGATCGCCCCTTACGCCTTGCTGGCGAGCCCCGTCTTCACGGGTGCGCCGGTTGCGCCCACCGCCACCGCCGGCACGAATACCACCCAGGTCGCGACCACGGCCTTCGTCGCGACCGCGGTGGCGGGCGTGTCGGGAGGGGGAGGGGGCATCGCCGAGGCTCCCAACGACGGCGTCGCTTACGCCCGAAAGAGCTTGAATTGGTCGACCCTGACCCATACCGACATCGCTGACTGGGGAACCGCTATTGGGGGGTATCTCCCGCTCACAGGCGGGACCGCGACCGGTCCCCTGGCGGCCCCTGCTCATAACCTGAACACCTCCGGGACCACGCTCGGGTCGTTCTATTGGGATGGGGCGGATAATTCGCTCCATATCCTGCACTCGGCGTCCGGCGGGACGGTCAAGCTCGCCTCGGACGGCAGTTGCTCGATCAGTGGGGTCTTGAGCGCCGCCGGCGGGGTCCTCGGAGGCCCTCTCACGGTCCAGGGGCCTGCGGATCTCAAGGTGCAGAACGTCACGGCCGCGGCCTCGACCTCCATCAATAGGAGCCTGGGCGAGAATGTCTCCCTCACCTTGGGGGTGGCGATCACCGCGCTCACCATCACCGCATGGCCGGCGTCGGGGGTGACGGGCAAGGTGCGGTTGCTGATCTCAAATACCGGAGGCAATTCCATTGCCTGGCCCGCTGGGACCAAGTGGCCGGGCGGGACCGCCCCGACCCTCTCGGCCTCCGGCAAGACCGATATCGTGCTCCTGATGTCCGACAATGCCGGCACCACCATCTACGGCTCGGTGGTGGGGCAAGACTACCGATGACAAGAGCCTACCGATGACAAGAGGGCTATCGCTGATGGCGGCGTGGATCATCACGGTTAGCGGCTCGGCGATGGTCCCGAACGACTTCGGGCCGGTCAACCGGGTGCATGCGATCGGCGGCGGGGGAGGCGGCACCAGCGCCCAGCCGGCGGCTCCGAACAAAAGCGGCAACGGGGGAGGGGCAGGGGCTTACGCGACGGTGTCGAATATCGTGCTGACCCCGGGCGCCACGGTTCCGGTCACCATCGGCGCGGCCGGGGTGGGGGGAATTTTTGCCGGCAATGGCACATACGGAACCGCAGGTTCCGACACCAATTTCAATTCCGGTCAAGTCATCGCCAAGGGCGGCGCTGGCGGCGCATTGGCGAGCAGCACGCCATCTCCGGGGGGGCAAGCCAGCGCTTGCACGCCGACAACGGGCGCCTTCAGCGGCGGCTCCGGCGCGAACTGGAACGGGGCGGGCTCAATTACCAGCGGTCATAGCGGCGGCGGCGCAGGAGGCGTCAACGGCGCTGGCGCGGCTGGCCTAATCTCGAATGGGGGGACGAACTTTGGCGCAAGCTCGGGCGGTGGCGCGGCCGGCGGCGGCGGGCAAGGGACCGCCCCCAGTGGAACCCAGGTCGGTGGTGTCGGCGGCACGGCCTTCGATGCTACCGCGGGAGGAGCAGGCGGGCTGGCCGGCGGCGGGACCGGCGGGACAGGATCGCATGGTTCGGGCGGTGGCGGTGGCGGCGGCAACGGCAGCGCCAATAATGCCCCGGGCGGTTATGGCGGGACTGGCGGCCCAGGGGTCGAGTGGCTCACGGCCGGTTCCGGAGGCGGAGGGGGCGGAGGGGGCGGCACCAACGGCATCGGGACCAACTCCCCGGGAAGCAATGGCGGGAATGGCGGCCTATATGGCGGCGGCGGTGGTGGAGGCGGAGCGAGCGGGGGGCAGTCACCTCGCGGCAATGGCGGCAATGGCGCCCCCGGCGTGGTCGTCGTTATCTATACTCCGCTCGTAGCGACGGCGAAAACTGCCTCGGCCCTGATGATGGGAGTTTAGAGAAAGTGGCCATCCAGACCCGGATCCAGTCGCTGCAATTGCCGACCGCGGGCCTTCGGCCGGCAGTGGGCGCGAGGCTGTCAGGAACCTTATACGTCAACCTGCCCGACTTCCAGTTCGGGGTCGTCGACCCGGTCAAGACCCCGATCGATCTCCTGGCAGTGCGGTTCTTTTCCTCCCTCGGGCACTACGTCATCGGCCAATATGTGTGGAACGGCGGCTTCCTCTACCGTTGCGTTCAGGCCGTCGCCCCAGGGCCGTTCCTCCCCTCGCAATGGGCGCAGGTGTTCACTGCGACCGATGTCGTCGGCGTCTACATGCCCATTTCGGGCGGGACGTTTACCGGGGCCATCCACGCTCCGAGCGGGTCCACGATCGTCGGCTACATGCCGACCACAGGCGGGGCGTTCACGGGGCCGGTCACCCTCCCGCCAGGCTCGAGCGTCGCGGGCTACATGCCGGTGACCGGAGGGGTCTTCACCGGGCCGATCGTCACTACCGGCGGCTCCACCATCACCGGTTACATGCCTGTCACGGGGGGAACCTTCACCGGCCCCATCAACACCCCTGCGGGTTCGACTATCCCCGGCTACCTGCCTCTGTCCGGCGGGCAGATGAGCGGCATCTTGACCCTCAGTGACAACCCGAGCGGCATTATGGACGCCGCCACCAAGCAATATGTCGACAGCTTCCTCGGCGCTGGCGGCGGCCCCCCGGGGACGGGCGAATTCGTGCCCCTGGCGGGCGGCGTCATGACCGGCCCGCTGACGATGAATGAAAGCGGGATCGGGCTCTTCGGCGCGTCCGGAAGCTCATCGCGCGCCGTCTCAGGCTTCACCGGCTCTCCCTCCGACACCACCAATAGACGCTGGGATCTGGTGGTGGGCACCAACCTCGCCGAAACCGGGGCCAACGCCGGCTCGAACTTCGGCGTCGTCGCCTACGACGACAACGGCGCTCAGTTGAGCTCGTGGAACACCAATCGCGCCTCCGGACGGTTGACCTTCAACGGCGTCAACGCTGCCCCGCACACAGTGACCGCTTACCCGCCCGACATCGGCTCAGCCACCATCGTCCTCAACCGCCAAGGCTCGGGGCACAATTGCGGCATCGTCGCCTCCTCCGGAGGCCTGAACCGGTGGGCGCTGGCGCTCTCCGACGCCGTGCCTGAGACCGGCGGCAATTCCGGCTCGAACTTCACCATTCAGGCCGTCGCCGACGACGGGCACACCGCCCTCGCCGAGCTCGACATCAACCGCATGTCTGGCCGGATGACGCTCAACGGCGCGGGCGCGGCCCCACACACCATCGTTGCCTACCCCCCTGACGTCGGCAGCGCGACCCTGGTCCTCAACCGCACCGGCCCGGGGCACAATTGCGGCATGGTCGCTTCGTCGGGTGGCCTCAACCGTTGGAACATCGCCCTCTCCGACGTCACCCCCGAGGCCGGCGGTAACTCCGGCTCCAACTTCGACATCACCGCCTCCGCCGACGACGGCAACACCAAGCTCGCCAACCTCAACATCAACCGCGCCAACGGGCGCGTGTCGATCAACGGCGTCGGCGCGACCCCGCGCTCGCTCACCACCTACCCGCCGCAGGTCGGCAACGCCAACCTGGTGCTGAACTCCAAGGGCACCACCAGCGACTCCATCACCGCCTCCAACAATGGCCTCAACCGCTGGCAAATGGTCATGAACGATGGCACGCCGGAGACGGGGGGCAACAACGGAGCGAATTTCAACCTCTCCTCCTTCAACGACGCCGGGGCATTCCTCAACGTGGTGATGTCGGCCAAGCGCTCGAACGGGCAAGCGACATTCCCAGTGCCGATCGTCAACGGCTCCGACCGCAGGTCGAAGTCCGCCATCGAGCCGATCGCCCATGCCCTGGACCTGGTCATGAGGCTGACCGGCGTCACCTATGAGCGCAATGGGGAGTGCAAGCGCGAGATGGGCCTGATCGCCCAAGACGTCGCTCCCGTCGTTCCCGAGGTGGTGTACGAGGCCGGCCCAACCATCGACGACGCTGAGCCCATGCTCGGGATCGCTTATGGCAATATTGTCGCCGTCCTGATCGAAGCAATCAAGGAACTGAGCGTCAAGGTGAGCGTCCTGGAGGCCAGACCGGCATGACCCAGGTCGCCAGCGAGACGATCTCGGCGCTCAAGACCAGCCCCTTGTTGCTTGTCGTCGTGGTGTTGAACGCCGGCATGATCTTCGCCCTTCTGTATGTCGCCAACGTGCAGAAGGACGAGCGGCAACTCCTGACCAGGATGCTGATCGAGAACTGCGGCAAGGCAGCGCCATGATCGACCGCCAGACCATCGACCGCAAGGCGTTCTTCGACAGCATCAGGGAAAGCCTGTTTTATGGCGTCCTCTCCCAGCGCCAGGTCGACGGCATGAATGCGGTCCTGGACTGCTGGGAGGAGCATTTCGCCGACAACGACATTCGGTTCCTCGCCTACGCGATGGCGACCGCTCACCACGAGTCGGCTTTCGTCTGGGACGCTATAGAGGAATATGGCAAAGGCTCAGGCAAGCCCTACGGCGAGGCCGCCGGCCCCTACGACGAATGTTATTATGGCCGCGGGTTGGTCCAGCTAACGTGGCTGGAGAATTACCAGAAGGGCGAGAAGGTTCTCGAGGAGAACTACGGCATCGAATGCCCGATGGTGCAATACCCGCACCGGATGCTGGAGCTTGAGCCTGCGGCCCTGATCCTTTTCGACGGAATTATTGGGGGTTGGTTCACGGGTGTGGGCCTGCCGACCTTTTTCAATGCCTCTACCGACGATCCCTACAACGCCCGCAAGACCGTCAACGGCCTCGACCGCGCCGATATCATCGAAGGTTATCATAGGGCCTTCCTGGAGGCCCTCGCATGATGCGCTGGCTCGCCATGGCCCTGATGCTGGTCGCCGCTGGGGCAAGCCCTGCGGCTGCGGATACGACCACCAAGTTCGCGCTCTCGAACTCAGGATGGACGGACCTCGGCCCAGGCCCCCTGCTATTGTCGTTCACCGGCATCGGCGGCGTGTTCGCCATCTCCGACACTACGCCCTCCTTCAAGAACGAGGGCTTCGGCAAGGCTCGCGGCGGATCGATCAAGATCCCCACCCCCTCCCATGTCTGGGCGACCACCAAGGACGTGTACGGCGTCATGGCCTACGTCGCTCCAATTACCGGTGGCGGCGGGGGCGCGGTTGTGTCGTCGGTGTGGAGCGCGAGCGACGCCGCCGCCACTGGGATGACGTTGAGCAACGGCGGACTGACGGTCGTGGCCAGTTCTGGTACTTATGACACTATAAGAGGAACGACCAGTCATAATTCTGGGAAATTGTATGTTGAGTTTTCAACCTCGGTTTTAGCGAACACCGGCGCGGCGTTCGGTATAGCTGATGCTGGTTTTGTCTCCACCAGTTATCTTAGCGCAAGCCCTGTTTCGATGGGGGCTTTTAATAATGGCACATCAGGGGGAACAACAGGTCTATCGTTTAATTACAATCTTCCCAATGCAAATATAAACGCTAATGATGTTATGGCCATTGCCGCCGATTTGACTGCTGGCAAATTTTGGCTTGCCATAAACAATGTTTGGTATGGCAGTGGGGTCCCGGCAACTGGGGTTAATCCTATGGCGACGATTGTCGCGCCGGCGCTTGGGGTTTCTTACTTTCCGGCAATGAGCCTGTTGGGTTCTGGCGCTGGCACATGGACTTTCAAACCCACCGCCGCGAGCCAGAAGTACGCCCCGCCAGCGGGCTTCACCGCCTGGGACAGCGGCGGCGCGACCGGCTGCTCGCAAGCCACCGCCTACCTCGCCCGCGCCACCGGGGAGACGGCGCATGCGGCGGACCTCACGACGCTGATATGCGGGCTGGTGAGTGATGGCGTGTGGGCGAAGCTGGACGCACTGTACGTCTTCGCCCAACAGACGCAGGCGGACGCCAACCTCAATCTGATTGGGACAAGTTACCCGATTACCGTGAGTGGCATTCCAACCTTTACCCAATATCGAGGATATAACGGTTTCTCTAGCGCCTATTATCTTGACACGGGCTTCAATGCGGCTACCGCCGTATCCCCTAATTTCACTCAAAATTCGGCTAATCTGGGGGCTTGGGTAAACGTATATGCGGCATCGAATGCGGCGATCATTGGGAATGGCGCTGTTGGGGCATCTGGTGAAAGCCATATATTTCCCAATAATTCTGGTGGCTTTTATGCCCGCGTAAATAATAGCGGCGTAAACGGAGTTACTCCCCCGGTGGCTCAAATAGGCCTGTATGTAGGCGATAGATCAGGGGCGGCATCAACGAGTACGTACTTCAACGGCAGTTCGTTAGGAACTGATACGACTAATGCCTCGCAAGCCCCGTTTAATGGAAACTTTAAGATTGGTTTTGTGTCTACGGCCGGATCGCTCGACCAGATAGCCGAGGCCCATATTGGCGCGTCGCTCGGCAGCGCCGGCAACCTCGCCCTCTACACCAGGCTTCGGACTTACGCGACCGCAGTAGGGCTTTCGCTGCTTAGAGAGAATCTCCCAAGCGCCAAACCAAATCCGGTGAAGCCATGATGCGCTGGCTCGCCCTCCTCGCCCTCTTGCTCTTCCCGAGCCTGGCGCATGCTCAGACCGTCACCACCAAGTTCAGCCTGAACAACACCGCGTGGACCGACCTCGGCCCCGGCCCGCTGATGCTGGGGATCACCGGCGTCGGGGTCTACGCCATCGGCGATGCGGCCCCGACCATCACCCGCGAGGGGCTCAACATCGTCTCCGGCGAGGCAGGGCCAGTCTTCAGCGCCTCGCACGTGTGGGCGATGATGAAGGACGCCCCAAGCGGCATCGCCTTTGTAGCCCCGATCGTGCCGGGCGCTGGCGGCGGCGGAACGACCGGCTGCTCCCAGGCGACGGCGTACCTGGCGCGGGCGACCGGGGAGACGGCGCATGCGAGCGACCTCACCACGCTCATATGCGGGCTGGTGACGGACGGCGTGTGGAGCAAGCTCGACGCGCTCTACATTTTGGCGCAGCAGACGCAGGCGGATGCGAGACTGAACCTCGTCGGAACGAGCTACTCGCTGACGGGGACGGCGACTTTCACAGCGTATCAGGGGTTCTCGGCATTCCCTGGTACTGGATTAGATACTGGGTTCAATATAGCGACGGCGACCAGTCCGCACTTTACTTCGTCTAACGCAAATATGGGGGCATGGCTATATGACGCGCCTGATGGGGGAGCAATTGAAATAGGTTCAGCTGCTGGCGGTGGAAGTGCTGTTCTAGCGGCTAAGTATACTGGAGCGTCATACTTTTGTTATATCTCTTATAGCCTAGTGCCAAATGCTATGACGCCGCCATCTGCGAATGGGTTCTATAGTTGTGATAGGCCTACTTCTGTTGGGTCCAATGTTTATTACAATGCCTCGCTTCTAGGCAATGACGCTAGTGGCACGCTGGCATTTACGTCTGCCGATATTACTATTGGAGGGTCGCCTACATATGTGCCGACGGCTAGAACTCTCTCGGAAGTGCATATCGGCGCGTCGCTCGGCAGCGCGGGCCAGCTCGCCCTCTACAATCGCCTCAGAACGTACATGACCAGTGTCGGGGTGCCATGATGCCAAAAATCCTCCAATGCCTGTCCTTGGCCTTCCTTGTGGCTCTGGCGATCATCGCGCCAGCGCTCGCCGTCGTCACCACCAGGTTCGCCCTCACCAATACCGCCTGGACCGACCTCGGGACGGGGCCAATGCTCCTGACCTTCAACGGCCTCGGCGTCTTCGCCATCAGCGACACCAGCCCCTCCATTCCGTTGACCGAGGGGTTCACCATCATTTCCGGCGAGAGCTTCGATATCTCAACGACCTCGCACGTTTGGGGCATGGCGAAGAGTTCGTCAGGCATCAACGCTTACGTCGCCCCGACAACCCAGTGAGGTAGCGCCATGATCGGCCTCGCGATCGAGATCCTGTGGTTTATCATCGGCGTCATCATCCTCGGCGGCGTCGTCTATATCGCCCTCTATGTCCTGCACCAGGTGTTCGCCAACCTGCCGCCGATCATCGACCGGGTGGTGTGGGGCGTGTTCGGGATCCTGTGCCTGATCTATGTGCTGATGCTGATCACCGGCCAAGCGCCTAGCTTTCGTCCAAGGCTCACAGGATCGGCCGGATCTGCCCTTGCCGCGTGGCGTGCCCGATATCTGCCCGACCTGCGGGGAGTGAAGGCGTGAGCATCGGCCTGATCCTCCTCATCATCGTGATCATCGTCCTGCTCGGTGGCGTGGGAGGCCCCTATGTCGGTGCGCCCTATGGTTTTGGTTACGGCCATGGCGGGGTTGGCGTTGTGGGCCTTGTTGTTGTTGTACTTGTTATTTTACTGGTGATGGGCCGCATCTGAGGAGGGTTCAATGACGATCGGAGACAAGTCCGCTCAGTCCTACGGATGGGGCACGCGCCTGGAGGCGTCCGTGCCTGACGGCGGGCAGGCCGTGATCCCCACGCCCGGGATCGACCAGCGCTACACCGACACCGAGCACGCCGATATCACAGCCGCCTCGACGGGCAAGGTGTTTCGGGTCGGCAAGGGCATCGACGCCGACTTCAACATGACCGAGGGGGCCGAGGCCGTCACCTTAACCAACAACACGGGCGTCGAATGGCCCGCCGGCGACCAGGTCTACGTGTTTTGCCCGCACCTGCTGGCCGAGGGGGCCAACGAGTGGGATGTCAAAGGCCAGATATGGGACCTGCAGCAGCGCGTGGCGGCCCTTGAAGGCGGGGAGGGGAAGAAAGCCTGATGGCGACCTTCGTCTGGGATCCGGCCGTGCGCTGGCCCCCGCCCGCCAACATATTGCTGAACTATGACGTCGTCCCGCCTGACCCGCCGACGGTTCAAGCCCGTGACGCACCAGACGTGCTACACACGTTCTTGCCCATCCACGACGCCTTGCGCGTCTCGCTTGTGGACCGCGACGGTTCGTCGCCAATTGAGGAGAAAACGCCAATGGCAAAAGTTGTGTTCGTCGGAGATCTCTACTCGCAGGACCCGCAGGTCGGCGGTGGCCCGATGCCAGGCGGCGGCGGGCCGGTCGACCCCGGCTATGGCCGCCCTGGCTGGAGCCCCGTAGATCCCGGCTACGGCCGACCCGGCGGCCCGCATATCAGCACCGGCCCGATCTATGGCGGCGGCCATCCGTCAGGCCAGCCAGTCTATCCCGGCGGCCCCACAGACCCCGGCTACGGGCGTCCCGGCTGGAGCCCGACCGATCCCGGTTATGGTCGCCCCGGATGGTCGCCCGTCGATCCTGGCTGGGGCGTAGGCGGCGGCGGTGGTTCGACGTTGCCGGTTCTTCCCCCAATTTCTGCGCCCCCTCGGCCATGGGACCCGCCGGCCGGATCGGAGATCCCCGATCCGCCCGCAGACATCGCCGATGAGGTGGTGATCGCGGTTTGGAATCCGCAATCAGCAACCTGGTCGGTCGCCACCGCACCCGCAGCGCAACCCAAGGCCTGAAAGGAGACACCGTCATGGCCAACAACACTCCCCCGCATGCCCCTCCTGGGAGGCCTGCGCCGCCGGCCAAGCCCGCCGCCCCGCCCCCTGCGGCGGCCAAGGCCCCTGCAGTCGAGGAAGATCGCTTCCCGCCGCAGAAGTTCAAGCGGCCTTTGGCGCAGCCCGGCGACAAGGACTACGTCACCGGAGCGCCGACCACCGACGAAGAGGCCGACAGAATTGAGAAGGAGGAGGTTGACAAGCACGCCGCCGTGCTCAAGGAGGCCAAGGACAGAGCCGCAGCAGCCGCGGCCAAGAAATAGAAGGAAGCCAAGCCATGCCGGAAGTTGAGGCTCGGGCGCCGGTTGCGCCGGTCGGTTCGGCCGATCTGACTTATATCACCGGGCATACGCGCTCCACCGTCAGGGGCCAGAGGCCACGGCTGGCGATAGTGAAGCAGAACCACAAGAACGGCCTGCCGGTGTGCACCGTAGCGCCCGCTGTGACCGGCACGGTGACGGTCGGCCAGGTCCAGACCTGCACCAGCGGGACCTGGCTCAACTCGCCCGCCTACACCTACCAGTGGCGGCGCGCTGGGGTGGCGAACATTCCGTCCGCGACGGCGGCGACCTACACCCTGGTCACCGCCGACAAGGGCTACGTCGTCGAGTGTGAGGTCACCGCCACCAACGGCGCTGGCGTGGTGGTCGCCAAGAGCAATGGGTCATTGGTCCCTTAAAGGAGAGCAAGATGAACAAAATTGATCCGCGTTCGCCGGGCAAGTCGACGGCGAATGATGACTTCTGCGACCCGCACGGCCACGGCGTCGGCAGCCCGTCGATGGGGGGCCACGTCGGCATGGGCCGCGACGATGGCGGAAGCTTCTCGAACAAGGGCTTCTCCCGCGGCGGCAGTTCCCCGGATGGCGATGAATATGTCGCCAAGTACCGCCCGAGTGGCGGTGGGGGCGGATCCTCGGACGAGATCCCCGAAGGCTCCGAGCTCAACGGGGATGGGACAGGCTACGCTTGAACGAGGCCGACAAGCGACGCCTGCTGCTGACGCGCAAGAAGGCGATCCTCGAATCGCGCAACGAGCTGGTCCCGTTCGCGCGCTACATGGCGCCGGACCCCGACGCCAGGGCCGACGCTGCCCGCTCGGCCTATGAGGTGGCGCGGCACCACCGCGTCATCGCCGCGGCGCTCGAGGAGGTTGAGGCGGGGCGCATCAAGCGCCTGATCATCTCCTGCCCCCCGCGGCACGGCAAGACGCGCTTGGCCTCGATGCTGTTCCCGGCGTGGTACCTCGGCCGCAATCCATCGAAGAGCGTTGTCTTCGCGACCTACAACGACAAATATGCCATCGACGTCGGCGGCACGGTCAAGACCATGCTGCAGTCGCCTCTCTACGCTCATGTCTTCCCCGACCTCAAGCTCGACTACGGCGGCGCATCGGCTGACCGGCTGCGGATCGCCGGCGGCGGCGACATGTTTTGCGTCGGGGTCGGGGGCACCCTCACCGGCCGCGGCGGCGACATCAACCTCCTCGACGACCCGATCAAGAACCGCCAAGAGGCGGACAGCCTCATCGTGCGCGACAAGCTTTGGTCCTGGTATCAGAACGTCTTCCGCACCCGCATGATGACCCAAGAGGCCAGGTTGGTGCTGATCGCCACCCGCTGGAGCGAGGACGATCTGATCGGCCGCCATATCGACCCCTCGAACCCGCACTACAACGAGGAAGAGGCCCAGACCTGGAAGATCATCAACTTGCCCGCTCTGGCCGAGGAGGACGATCCGCTCGGGCGCGCGATCGACCAGCCGCTGTGGCCCGAGCGATTCGCCGAGCCCTTCCTGGCTGATCAGCGCCGATCGGACCCCAGAGGCTTCACAGCCCTCTACCAGGGCAGGCCGACCCCAGCCGAGGGCTCATTCTTCAAGTCCGGCTTCCTGCGCACCTACAACAAGATGTCCGACATGCCGCCGATGGAGGCGATGCGCTTCTACGGCGCGTCCGACTTCGCGGTGGCGACCAGGCAAGAAAACGACAAGAGCTGCCATATGGTCATCGGCGTCGACGAGAACGACAACATCTACGTCATGCCGGACATCGTCTGGTCGCGCCTGCCCGCGGATATGAGCATCAATGCGGTGATCCACCTGATGGCGAAATACAAGCCCATGTTCTGGTGGGGCGAGCGCGGCACGATCAGCAAGAGCATCGGCCCCTTCTTGCGTAAGCAAATGCAGGAGAAGCGGGTCTATTGCTCGATCGACGAGATCACCCCGGTGGCCGACAAGTTGGCGAGGGCGCAGAGCATCAACGCCAGGATGTCCATGGGTAGGGTCTGGTTCCCCGGCTTCACCCGCTGGTGGGCGGACGCGCGCGAGCAGCTCCTCAAATTCCCGCACAGTGGTCAAGATGATCTAGTAGATGCTCTTTCCCTGGTCGGCCTCGGGCTCATGAAGCAGATCCCAGCCAAGGGCAAACCGAAGCCGAAGATGACCGAGCCGGCGATCTTTACTTACGGATGGGTGAAGGCTCAGACCAAGCGCGCCCAACGTGAAGCGCGATTAGCGGACGGATGGTGATGGAATATTTTTTCCTCGGGTTCTTAGCCGGCGCATTTTTTATGTTTGTGTGGGGCTGTGTCGTTGGGGTCTTGGGGCCGCGGTCTTCGATCGTCGTCCATCATATCGATGCTGCGGAAAGCAATCGCCAGGCCTCCGCCGCCTATGCAGCAAAGCGGTGCGCGGATTATAACTACATGACGGCCGCGCTGAAGGACGACTGAACCATGGCCGGCCCGCAGAACCCCAACGATCCGGCCCTCGACCCGGTCGAAGCCCTGTTCGGTCAGCCCGCCGGGGTTTCGGGACCGCAGATCTTGCAGCAGGGCCTCCAAGACGCGAAGATGATCAACCGGGACAAGCCCGAGGTGACGGCGTCGCGCAAGGCCCTGGTGAATGCATGGTCGGCGGAGATCAAGCACGCCAAGAAGCACTGGCGGCCAGCGTTCGAGAGAATGCGCGAGGACCAGGACTTCGCCATCGGCAAGCAGTGGTCGAAGAACCCGAAAGACAAACGCTACGTCGCCAACATCACGCTACGCGAGATCACCCAGCGGGTCAGCTTCCTGTACGCGCGCAACCCGAAGGCGGTCGCCAAGCGCAGGGAGATGATCCTCAACACGGTCTGGGACGGGACCGAGCAGAGCCTGCAGGCTATCCAGCAGGCGGCTCAGGAAGCGATGGCCGGAGGGATGATGCCAGGGGCGATGGGAGGGCCGCAGGCCGGTCCTGCAGGGCTTCCCCCTCCCCCGGGCGCAATGCCCCCGCCAGGACCGCCCGGGCCGCCTGGCGGGCCTCCAGGGCCTCCAGGGATGCCCGCAGGACCTCCTGGAATACCTCCAGGGCCACCCGGGATGGGAGCGAGTCCAGGGCCTCCAGGCATGCCAGGAAGTCCTCCTGGTTTAGGTATGCCGCCGCCGCCACCTCAGAACCCAGCCATGGGTCAGGTGATCCAGCAGGGCATGGCGGTCATTGCGGACGCATCGCGGGTCAAGCAGCAAGTCGAGATGCTCGACAAGATCGCGAAGACCCTCGAGCTCCTCTACGCCTACAACGTCTCACAGCAACTGCACCCCTTCAAGCAGCTCCTGAAGCTGACGGTGCGGAGGGCGCTGACGGTCGGCGTGAGTTATGTGAAACTGGGCTTCGAGCGCGTGATGGAGAAGCGGCCGGACGTGGTCGCGAAACTCTCCGACATCTCCGAGCGCCTCGGCACGCTCGAGCGCCTGGCGGCCGACATCGCCGACGGGGAAGCGGACCCGAACAGCGCCGAGGCCGAGCAGCTCAAGCTCCTGGCGCAGGACCTGCAGAGCCAGAGCCAGTTCGTGGTCCGCGAAGGCCTGGCGTTCGACTACCCCTCGAGCTTCAGCATCATCCCCGACACCAAGTGCGTGCATCTGAGGGGCTTCCTGGGCTGCGACTGGGTCGCGGAGGAATACATTCTCTCCCCGAACGAGGTGAAGGAGATTTACGGCATAGACGTCGGCAAGAGCTACATTTCCTACCGCCGGCCGGATGGCGGCCTCGACGTTTCGGCCCGCGCTGCCGGTGGCCTGATGAGCATGGGGCCGAACGATCGCGATAAAGGCACCGGCGACGACAAGCAGTGCTGCTGCATCTGGGAGATCTTCAATCGGAAGGACGGCTTGGTTTACCTGGTTTGTGACGGGTACACGGACTTCCTGCGCGAGCCCGGCGCTCCCGAGACGCCGCTCGAGCGCTTCTGGCCATGGTTCACATTGACGTTCAATGAGGTCGACCACGAAGATGAGGTTTTCCCGCCGAGCGACGTTCGGCTGATGCGGGATATGCAGGTCGACTACAACAAGGCCCGCCAGGGCCTGCGCGAGCATCGCCGAGCGGCTCGCCCCAAGACCGCGGTGAGCGCAGGCGCCCTCGACGCCGAGGACCTCGAGAAGCTCGAGAGCCATCCCGACAACGCCATCCTCGAGCTCAACGGCCTGCAGCCCGGGCAGAAAATTGATGATCTCCTGCAACCGTTCACCGGGCCGAAGATCGATCCGGCGTTGTACGACATTGCCCCATATTTCCAGGACACCCAGCGCGTCACTGGGTTCTCGGAGGCCAACCTCGGCGGCACCGGAGACTCGACGGCGACCGAGTCGCAGATCTCCGAGGGGAGCCGCACTACGGCGAATGAATCGAACGTCGACGATCTCGATGATCTCCTGACGCACCTGGCGAAGTACGGCGGGCAGCTCCTGTTCGCGAACGTCAGCGAGGATACCGTCAAGCAAGTCGTCGGCCCCGGCGCGGTCTGGCCCTCGCTGACCGGCCAGCAGATCGCCTCCGAGATCTGGCTCGAGGTCGAGGCTGGGTCGTCCGGAAACCCCAACCAAGCGACCGAGATCGCCAACGCCCAGAAGATCTATCCTTTGATCATGCAACTGCCGAATGTCGATCCCGAATTCCTCGCGCGGGACCTCATGAAGCGCCTCGATGACAAGCTCGATCTCACCCAGGCGTTCAAGAGCCCCTTGCCGTCGATCGTGGCGATGAACACCATGGCCCGCGGCGGACCCCAGCCTGGCATGCCCGCTGGGGTCGGGCAGATGTCGGCGCCGTCGAAGGGCGCGACCCCTCCGAGCCCGCAGATGCAGGGGCCGGCAGGAGGGCAGAACGCCGGACAGAACCCGCGGCCTGGGGGCTCGTTCCCGCCCCCGACGCCCACCCCTGGTTCAGGGCCGGCGACGCCGGTGCCGGGTATGCATAGGCTGACAGGGCCGACCCACTGAGCCTGGTTGCGTCAGGAAAATTCATAGCCATCACAATGTGTTGTGGCATGCCCAACAATGTTACGGTATTGCGCCCGGGGACCGTCGCGCGTAAGGATGTCGTCCATTACTTGAGGACGCCCCTTGGAAGACAACACGTCGTCCGGTGTTGGTTCAGAAACCCCCAGCCCCTCGACCCCGGAGCCGGCCGGTAACGAGGCCCCTAGTCCTTCCGACGTATCTACGGGGTCGTCGCCCGCACCCTCCGGCGACGAAACTACGGCTGAAAGCCGCAAGTCGCTCCTCGATGTCGTCCGTGAGGCCGCCCCCAGACGGGAGCAGCCTGGCCAGACGGCGCAGGGCGATCGGCGGGGAGCTCCGCCAGCTCCGGGCGCAGCACAACCAGGAGAAGATCTAGGCCCGCTCACCCAAGCGGAATATGACGCCTACGTACCACGCACGCAAAAGCGCATTCGCCAGTATCAAGAGCAGATCAGGAAACTCAACGACCACATAGGTCCGCTCGAGTCTCAGGCGAAGACCACGACCGAGTTACAGAATTTCTTGAGGCAATCTGATATTGCCAAAGAGGATTTCGGGCTCGTTCTCGATCTGGCTGCGGCCATGCGGCGCGGCGACTTCAAGACTTTCTTGGAGGGCGTCGGCCCCTACGTCAAACTGGCGCAGGAGAGCCTCGGGATCCAATTGCCACCTGATCTGGCCCAGGCGGTCCAGATGGGGCATATGACCCAGGATGCGGCGCGGTACACGGCTCAAGTGAGAGGTTCGCAGGCGTTAGCCGCGAGCCAGCTCCAGCGAGTCCAGAACGAGGCGTCACAACGCGAGTACGTCACCCAGGTCCGGAGTTTCCAGAACGAGGTGGCTGGCGCGGTTTCCCAATGGGAACAGCAGGTCAAGCGAATCGATCCCGATTATGCGCGCAAAGAGCCCGTTGTAAGGGAGCTGCTGCACGCCGTCGTCCACGAACGCGGACCCCCGCGGTCGCCCGCCGAGGCTGTCGAAATAGCGCGACAGGCTTATGAGCGGGCGAACCAAATGGCTTCGCGCTTCGTTCCGACCCCACGGTCAACGCATCAGAACCCGAGCAGCATCAATCGGGTCAACGGAGCGCGAGCGGAGCCACGCAGCCTTAAGGAGGCGGTACACCTGGCCCTCGAACGATCGCGTTGACGAGCCTGCGCTCGGAGCGCTTTAAGCTATGGCCTTCACGGCTGGTGAAATAACCAACATCGCCAATGCGGCGTGGGACTACTATTGGGCGAGGCCTGACGAGTTCTACCAAACCCTGCAAGACAAGCCGCTGCTCAAATGGGCGGAGTCGAACCCGAAGAAATTTCCCGGCGGCAAGGGCAATATTTCGGTCGCCCTGCATGGGCAATTCGGCGACGGCACCGCCAATAGCACGGTGGTCGGCTACACCCACAACGACACGGTCAACTTCTTCACTCCGGCCAATATCGTTCGCGGCGCCTACCCGTGGCGCGAGCATCACATTGGCCTGACGCTCACTCACACCGAGCTGAAGATGGATGGCATCTCAGTGGTCGACACCAACGGCGAGAACACCACCGAGCATACCGACCGCGACGAAACCGTGCTGGTCAACCTCTTCCAGGACAAGCTGTTCGAGTTGGGCGAGCAATACGCCCGCGGCATGAACGGCCTCTTGTGGGGAGACGGCACCACGGACCCGAAGGCCCTGGCGGGACTGCAGTACCTCATCAGCACCAACCCCTCGACCGGGACCGTCGCCGGCCTCGATCAGTCGCTGGCGGCCAATACCTGGTGGAGGAACCGGGCTCGCACCACGGCGTTCGGCGTCGCGGTCGGCGGCACGCCCGCCTTGGCGGCCTGGGGCGGAGACTCGATCACCACCGATCCCTCCAATGGCGGCGCGCTCTTAGGGATGCTGCAGAAAGAATATCGCCAGCTCATCCGCTACGGCGGCAAGCCGACGATGGCGCTCTGCGGCAGCGACTTCCTCGGCGCGATGGAAACCGAGGTCAGGGCGAACGGCAATTACTCGATGACGGGCTTCGCCAATTCGCGCGACGTCTCGGTCGGGGCGCTGTCGTTCCTGGGAACCGACTTCACCTATGACCCGACGCTCGACACCTTGGGCCTCTCGAAGCGGTGCTACTGGTTTGACCCCAAGAAGATCTTCCTGGTGCAGATGACCGACGAGTGGAGGAAGGATCATACGCCAGCCAGGCCAGCAGCTCAGTTCGTTCTCTACAAGAGCATCACGTCGACTGGCCAAATGATCGCTACGCAACGCAACAGTAGCCTCGTAATAGAGGTCAAATAGAGGCTCTCTTTCACCTCCGGTAATTTGTCTGCTACTCCTCCCAAGCGGGCGCGCATTACCGGAGGCCTTTTTGCGCTAGGTTGGAGGCTTGATGGATCCTACGGTCGCCCAGGCTCTGGCGGGTTACGCGCAGCGACCAGCGCGGCCGGTGACGCCGACGCCTGACCAGCAGATGCCGCCCGACCTGAACCTGCCGACGCCGATGTCGCAGAGTGATCTGATGGACGCTTTGTATGGATCGGGGGCGGACCCCCTGCCGTCCTGGTTGCCCCAGAACGTGCAAAGTTACATGAATAAAACACCGGCCTATGCGGAGGGCGAAAGACGAAGGATGCCGGATATCGCCGGCGGGGAGCCGTATTCGCCTACGCCGCAGATCGATGACGTCCGGCGACTGTTCCAGAACCGCATCAACCAGAACGGCCCCAGCGGCGACTTGTCCAGCATCCGCGCCCAGCAGTTTAGAGAGTTGATGAAGCTGCCGGGGTTTTCTGGGTTCACGGGAGGAGATAACATCTAATGGACTGGGTTTCGGCAAAGATCGCCCTCGGTGGCGATGCGACGCAAATTATGTTCCGGGGCCCTGACCGCCCCATCTCCTGGCCGGAGGTCCTGGTCCTGCAGGCCCTCCACGGCGAGGCCAACGTCTTCGACGCTGACTGGGTCCGATCCGAGCCATCGAACATCCAGGAGGAAAAAATGCGCCTCCTGGGCCTCTAC